ATGACCAACTCACCCGCTCACAAAATCCGCATCGGCAGCGTCTCAGCGATCATCTGGCGCAACCCAAGCGAGAAAGGTGCCTGGTACAGCCTGCAAATCACCCGGAGCTACAAGAACGGCGATGACGAATGGCGGAACACCGACGCTTTGGGGTACGACGACGCCCTGACCGCCGCGAAACTCCTCGATCTCGCTCATACCTGGATTACGCATCAGCTCGAAGCTGACCGGAAGGGCCGGAAAGAGGTCCAGGCGGCTTAGCGGATCAACCGGGCGGTTCGTTTCGGCGAATCGTCCGGTTATCAAACCATTTGACAATCGGACACGACCGCGCTACGGTGCGGTACCAACAGCAAGGAGGCATTATGGAATCAATCATCACTCGGATACAAAAGCTATTAGCTCTCGGCGAGCGTGGCGGAACAGAGGCGGAGGCGGATTCCGCAATGCGGAAGGTCCACGAGCTGCTCGCCAGGCACAACCTGTCGCTCGATGATGTGAAAGGCGTTCCCCTTGAGGAAGGCTACGCCGAAGACCTCACCGAAGCGTCGAGCCGGCAACTCTGGCAGGACCACATTTGGAGCGCCGTGGCGAAGCTCTACTTCTGTCGGCATTTCAAACGAACTGGTCGCTCAGGCATCCACCACATGGTAATCGGCAAGCCGTCCAACATAGCTGTAGTGAAGTACATCACGGCCTACCTGATCCGAACGGGCGACGCACTCGCCAAGGAAGCAGCCGCGGGACACGACTCCAAACAAACCTTCATAAATTCATTCCGGAAGGGGTTCGCGTGCCGCATCTACGGCCGGGTCGATGAAGAAATCAAAAATGCTCGCGCGGGGAAGATGACCGACAGCTCGACCGGACGGACGTTGATCGTACTGCCCGTATACGAAAAGGCCAACCGCGACATCGCAGGCTTCCTGGCGAGCCACGGCATGCACCCGAGGGACGCGCGAAGCCGGCTGGCTATCAGCGACCGTGCAGGCTTCGTCGCCGGACGTGAGGCGGCCAATACTGTGTCGCTCGCCACCAATGCCGTAGGACTGGCCGGGGTTCGGCAGATTGCCGGACAGGGCGGAGATGGCGCATGACCCCCGCCGAATTCCGCACGCTCGCGGAGCGGCTCGCCGGTCCCCACTGGAAGTCCCGCCTTGGCCCAATGATCGGCAAGTGCCGCACTCAGGTCTGGGAATACGACAGCGGAGAGCGGAAAGTGCCGAAGACGGTCGAGAAGCTGATGAGGCTGCTCAGCCAGTCACCTGACTCAACCCACCAACCAAGGAAGGAATGACCATGACGACAGAGATGAAGCCGACAGCGGGACCGTGGGAGTACGTTAAATCAACCTATAAGGATAACTCTGCTCATCATTTCGTAGGATACAACCGGCATGGTGATACTGTGTTAACTGTTTGCAAACTAGTGCAGCCCCTGGCGAATGCGAGTATTGAAGCCAACGCTCGCATCATCGCCGAAGCCGGCACCGTTTGTCACGAGACAGGCCTCACGCCACGTCAGCTTGCTGAGCAGCGGCAGGAGTTGCTGGAAGCGTTGGAAGCGTTCTGTGAAGAAGAACCGCGCGTAGCATCGGAAATCGACGGCGACGTTTCCTGTCCTTATTGCGGGGCCTACTTGCAAGTCGATGAGCCGCACAGCGGTGACTGCCCTTGGATCAGAGGTAAAGCCGCCATCCTCAAGGCCCGAGGTGAGAACGCGGAGATGGCTGTATGACCGGGAAGCCGATCGAGAATTTAGATACGTGCAGAAGGGCATTCGAGGAATGGATTGAATCACTGCCTGATGGAGCATTTCGACAGAGAACCGATGTGCGAGAACTCTTTGCTTGGCAGGCGTGGCGTGCTGCCTGGAAGACCCGCCCAAAGCCGGACTGTGCTACACCTACCGAGAACGACTTCCTTGCCGACGTTGTGGTGAAGAGAATCCAGGCGTGGGAGAAGTCAGATCATACTGCAACCGGCTTGCGTTGCGAAATGGCTTATTTACTAAAAGCAATAGATGATCCTCATCAATTCAAGCTGCACTACTCTGAATGGCTGCGAACTGCCGGACAGACCTGGGCAGATAGCCGGAGGCGGGGATGACTCGGTTCTTCTACTCCGATGCCCTCGCCGCTGCGTGGATGGCCCGGGAGTATGGGATGACATTCAATGATTGGCCGATCAGGGCAGTGAAAGACATTCTTTCCTTTGCGGGCGACAGGCTCTACCTCCATTTTGGGAGCCTCGAACTACTGACACCGCAGGAAGGCGATCTGGTGTTCGCGGAAGGGGGCATCATGGAACCTGGAACGTTCGATCCGGGTGAGATTGCGTGCGGGGTCTACCGCATCATCCTGCGAAATGGGAAGGTCTTCCACTGGCCGCAGGCCGAGTGACCGGATTCGTCCGGAAGATCGGGTTTACCACAGGTTGACGGTCACCACTCTCGTTCCTAACCTTCTTTTTTCTTCGGTCAGAATGGAGTTTCGGGAGGTTCGAGATGACGTTCACGGAGGCAGTGGCTGCGTTATGGGCGAAGCACCCCAAGGCAGAGCTGAGCCCCTCAGTCAAGCGAGGGAAGGCGTTCGCCCGCGCGGCCCGGGTCGATTTTAAGGTGGAGAAGGGAGTGTATGTCGGGCGGGACACCGACGGGACGGAAGTGATGGTTTATTTCAATGACACCGCCGATGTGATCGCTTGTACTGAGATCGAGCCGGATGAGTGACTGAAGATCGGGGCGTCCCCCTTCGGGTCGCGTGCTGCGTGGGTTCGCTTCGCTCCGTGCTTCGCACCAGGCCACTACGCCCGCTGACGCGGGGAAAGGGGGTTCAGGGGGGAGCGGACCCCGCGGCCGGGTCCGGGGCAGCGGCGGGTTAGGCCCGACAACCTATTGGTCCACCATACGGCCGATCGTCTCAACGTGCCGCTGTGCCACAGCCCGCAACTCGGCCTCCTGCTGCTTCTCCGATTCCGTCAGTTCGTACCTCTTCTCGGCCAGCAACCGCTCGTACAGCTCCAACTCGCCGGCCTTGGCTGCGCGGTAGCCGTCCACCTCTTGGAGGGCTGCCGTTCCGATGGGCTGCTGGGTGGCAAGGTACGAATCGACGGCGGCCAGTTGGTCGCGGGCGAACAGCACCCGGAACCGCACCTTCCGCTCCGGGTCCGGGACACCCTTGAGTTGGTCATCGTAGCGATGGCCGAGCGAGGCGACTGTCGCCTCCAAGAACTGCTTGAGGGACTGCTTCTCCCCTCGGCTGCAGCCAGCCACTGCTACCAAGAGAAGACAGCCGACCACCGCTCGTGCCATCCGTCTGCCCTCCGGGGCCGAACCAGTAATTGGTTTGTCGCCAACCAAACTAACACCGCTCGCGATCAACTGCAATCGACCGGCGTAACTTCTTGAGTCGTATCACGTCTTCCCGAGGCATAAATCGACCACCCAGCAACCTCTGACGTGAGGTCCAGGCCCCCGACAGTGGGTCAGGATGTCCTCGTTGTCACACCCGGCGTCCTGGAGGGCGTCGGCAAGCACGGGCATGCGGTCGAAGGCGCGGTCTTCGTAGATGCCCTTCGCGAGGGAAAGAACGGTGGGGGTGAGGTAGGAGGGGTTGAACGTGATGGGGCGGAAGGGGTTGCCGAAAATGCAGCGGAACACCTCGGCCATCCGCTTCAACCGCCGGGCGTTGTCCCAGTCCTGATCGATCAGAATACCCACGACCTCTGCCAAGGAGTCGTGAGCTCGGAGCAAGTCCCCGTCGGCGGCATGCCCGGCAACGCACCTGCAGCGGTTCGCGGCCGCGCCCATGAGGTAGTCGGCCCCAGGGTCCAGCCCACCAAGGTCATCGGACGCGATCTCTCCATCCGTCACCCGTTCTGACCACGCGACTCCATCCCGGCTATAGCCAGGCCGCATCAGATCACGATCCGACCGACAGAGGGCGATCGCCGCCATCGCCAGTTGCCGGCCGGTTGCCAGGCCTCGCACGTACGCGACCAGTGGGGTAGGTTCTGTCGCCGCTAGCCACTCCTCTTCCGTCATCGGTTGCCCTCCTCGTGGGATTCTACCGTGTTTTCAGAGGTTTGGGCGTTTCCCCTTCGGGGTCACCACCTGCGCGACTCGCCCTGCTCGGTCCTGCGGACTGAATCCCTCCGCCGGCTGACGCGAGAAAGTTCTCGACAAAGGGCAACTGCCCGCGCTACTCTTCGCCCACGCATGGGCAATCAAGCCCGGCGAACCAGTGAGGAACGATGGGACTGATAACGGTTGAGGAGCTGTTCGAAGGGCCTTGGGGCATCATGGCCGACAGGAGAGCGGAAATCGAAGAGGGCAGCTGGGGGGCACGGGATCGCATCTATGCGGAAGAGATCGAGAAGCGATTCCTACCGATCGGCAAGGCTGCGGAGCTGCTCGGCTGCCACGAGTCGACCGCGAGGAATGTACTTCGCGAACAAGACGCCCGGTTCATAAAGAAGGGTCTCGCCTATCTCTATTACCGGCCGGATGTGGACAAAGCAAAGACACTTCGCGCAGAGAAGCTCGGTAAGAAGACCAAGCCGGCAGAGGCAGCATGACCCCCGAAGAACTTTGCAAAGCCGGCGAAGGCCTGTTCGGTCTGAAGTGGCAAACCGCTCTTGCGAGAGTTCTACCCGTGAACCCACGAACAGTTCGCAGGTGGCTCTCGGGAGACAGAAAGATCCACCCGGCGATAGCGGAGAGAATCAAGTCATTGTCTCCTCCGGGAGGGTGAGGAGGTATGGGCGTTCCCCTTCGGGTCGCGTGCTTCCGGGCTCGCTAAACGCTCGGTCCTTACGGACCAAGCCCTCCCGCACGCTAACGCAAGAGAAGGTGGCTCTGCCCCCTCGCCTACAAGCCCCTCGCTGCGCTCGCCTACGGTTCGTGGCGGGTGGCTCGCTTAGTTGAATTTCTCAGGCCTCGACAAGCTGCGCGATTACGTCAACCGGAATCGTGGCGAAATCGAAATTGGTTTGCCACTGCTCTGGACCCATCGTCAGTTCAAGCCGAGTGTAGACACACGGCTCTGCCTTAGTGTCTCCGATCTCGTTGAGAAATGCTTGCAGCACTTTCACCGCGGGTTGCATCGCCGCTTTATCGTTGCGGGTGACCACCTCCTCGATTCGCCGCAGAGAATCCACCACGCTGCCGATGTACCCGCGTAACGGGAACTCATCGGGCAGTGCCTCAAGGTCTGGCTTCACATCCTTGCCCCAGCTACTGAAGTTGTTCAGAAGCTCGCTCTTCATGAAAAAGAAGTCGAGGCTGTGCTGTATCGCCTCGTCCGGGTTCGGGGTAGCCAGTTTCGACAGTCCCGAAATCTTCCCAAGCGGCATCCCGCAGTGCTGCGTGTAATTTCGCAGCTTGTAGATGAAGCGATAGGAAAAGTGACCGTCGTACTCTTTTGCTGTAGCGTCCTTGAAGTCTGCCACTTGCGTAGAGTTGTCACCGTAGATCCGCTTTAACCGGGTTTCCGTGTGGTCGAGATAGGTACGCATCGACGAGAGGAAGTTCAGAACCCGCTGATTAAGCCAAATCGCCAGTCTGGCCACCCATTCACGGGTCACCCCCGCCTCGGAAGAGTACGACTGCTCGATGTCCTTGATGGATTTCTCGAACTCCTTGGCGTTAAGGTAAGCGATCTCGATGACCTGCCGCGCAGCGCGGAACTTCGCGAGCTGATCCGCGGCATCGTTGTACGAGGCGAACTCTTCCGGTGTCAGCATCCGAAGAACTGCGAAGTCTTCTGAAACGGGAGGCTTTCCGAGAACGGCGGTTCCTCTGGTTCCCAGACGGGGCGTGTTCGGGAAATGCTCCTGCACAATCCCCAATGCCACGGGTGTCAGGTATTCCATGATCGGGATCAATTGATTCGCCATCGCGTACCTCCTCCGGTCAAATTACTGACGGTTAACGCGGCGTCACTTCTTTCCCGGCGGCGACCATGCCTTGATGTCGATTTCGGTCACGTTGTCCCTGGGCCGGATCGACTCCCGGCGGCCCAGCGTGAGTTCCCGGTGCATGTCGTGCAGATTCCTGCCGGTGACCCGGACCGACGACATGGACGTCCTGAGCGACCTCCTCGGCGACCTGATGCACTGGGCCGACCGCAACAACTGCGACTTCGAAGCCGCGAGCCTACGAGCCCAAAGCCACTACGAGGCGGAAACCGGTGGAGTGGCCAAGGTCACTACTTAATCCGCCGGGCCACCACTCCAGACCCCGCCGGTAACCCCGAGCGGGGTTTTCTTTGGCCTGTTACACCATCGAAGGCGCCCCCCCCCGGAGGCTCAAGCCCGGTTACCCTAAGGCATAACGAGTCGATGAAATTAACCCATTGAGTTCAATCCCCTGATGCTCCTCGCTTCGCCGCTCCGACCATACTCAGCAATTTCGCCTTGTCCGCCATCACCCCGTTCGTGTTGAGAAACGTGAAGTTAGGTGTCGCCGAGATTACTTGGCGCGCTCCAAAGCAGGTCCATCGGTTGAAGAGAGCCGCGCCTTCTGGCTTCACACCCAGGATGGGCGGTTGCCTTTCGTAGCGTGCAATGGCGATCAGCCTTCGGGTCAGCGGGAACGTCAGGACGGTGCCAGGCGTTGCGACCGTGAGCCGCTTCGTGGGGTCAGTATCCTTGGTCGGCCACACGCTGACGGGAGCATCGGAACAGAGCAGGTCGGGTGCATCCGGGGCAAGTACCCCCAATGTCCAATAACGCTCATTTAAAACTGGTAGAAGCTCGTCAATCATCTGCTTGACCATTATCTGGACGTGAGTCGTCTGGTCGAGATCGACCGTGTACTCTTCGCTGAGGGCCAACCGCTTGAAGTTCTCGAATTCGCTATCTGGTACAACATGGCCGAGCGTCTCCATCGTTTGCCGAAACTGGGCCCACCCTTCAGGTGTTGAAAACATTTCCCGCAGCTCGGCCTTCATGTTGCGGTCGACCGCGTTTGCAACTGTTTTTCGCGTACCCTGCAGCCTCGTGACTTGGATCGCGACGAAGTTGAGGAACCAGACAAAATCGTCCCCCGACGGCAATTTCTGATCTTGGACGATAGATCGAAGCACGCGGGCAAATTCGCCCTCTAGCATCGCCAGCACCTTCTCCACTTGGTCGGGGTCTTCTTCAACCCCGAGATCCACAACGTACAAATCCTTCTCTCGGGCGGTGTTTTCGGGGCTGGCACGCCACTCTTTGCAGGTACTCAGATCGACAACGAACAGTTCGCCGTCCGGCTTACCAGACATGGTAAAGGCCGAGAGGTAGAACTTCGGTAGGTAGTGGCTTTTCCGTGGCCTTTTCGGCTTCATTTGGTCGCCTGCGTTCTCGATTCTGAAGGTGATATATTACCTCTTTACTTGAAAAGAGGGCGATTATAGAAGTTGGTTCGCAGCCACGACATGTTAAGGGTGTCTCTGAGTGGACCAAAAGACGGCTACTCAAGCCCCGTTACCCCGCTTGCCGATATTACCAAGACCCAGGAGGAGCCGAACGAATGACACCGTTCGCACGCGTTGATCGGTGCTGCCCGAAATGCCAGAGTACGGATTACTTGTTCCGAGCCAGGAGGACGGTCGAGGAAGGGGACGAGAAGTTCGCGGTGACGAAGTACCGCTGTAGGCTTGCTCGAACGAGTGGCGAGAGCGCATCCCGGCGCCACCGGAACCGCCGAAGTGGAAGAGGCGGCGTGAGCCTACGCAACCCTCATCTCTGCCAGGGATGCATGGGCACTTCCTCCGGAAATGTCCGGGATGACGACGAGTTCTAACTCGATGACCCCAGGCAGGTCCACCCGGTAGTCCTCTACCTCTTCGGTTGACCCGCTGAAGTTCCACTGCTGCCGAACAATCTCCCTGGGTTCTGACGCCGCGTTCACCCACCTGAGAACGAATTCTTGCGTCCGGGTGTAGGCATCTGCCACGAACCGCAGGCGGATACGCCGGATATGTTGGGGGCCGTCGAACACCAGGCGGATGGTTTGTGGCCCGGGGCGGGAGGCACGCCAGCCTGTACCCGGGAGGAGTGCGGCTTCGACCGGGTGTTCCGGTTCCTCCGAGCTGACCTCGACCCTCGCCACATCTCCGGGTTCATCCACACATCGCGGGGTGGGTTGGTCAGGCGGGATAATACTCTTCCTCATGGCGCTCTCCGGGAACCGGGGGAAGCGGTCATCATACCCGCTTGGGGTACTGGCAGGGGACGAGCGTCGCCCATTCGGTGAGTCCAACGCGGCTCAAGGGCGATGGCAATCGGGGGGGCGGCATACGGTCCTGGGGCGTTAAAACGGGGTCCTGCGGGAGGGGCTAAAGTCGGGTTTCGGAGCTCGAAAACCGAGGTTAAGGCAGGGAGGCAGAATTAAGATGGTTACCCCACAGGCGTCTCCCCGAGGTTTCACATCGGGCTTTTTGACCCGCGACAACGGCGGGGTTTTTCTCCGAGAAAATCTCACCCTACGGATTGAGCCAAGACAAGCCCTTTACAACGTGCCGGATGGTTTCATCCTCGACTCCGTAGATGCCGGAAATGGCTTCGATGGTCATGCCCCGGCAGTACAAAATTCGGATATTGGTTGCCATCGGCCAAGTCAGCTTTCGCTCGATTTTAGCGGCGCGTCCCTTCGCCCACATGTCGCGGATGTTGTCCTGATTCGTCCCGAGGAACAAGTGGGCCGGATTCACACAACGTCGATTGTCGCAGCGATGGCAGACTTGCAGGCCGGCGGGAATTGGCCCGACCAATCGCTCGTAAGCGAAACGGTGGGCCCGTACCTTGGTGTACTTTCCGATGCCCATAATGCCGTATCCCTTCGGGTGCCGGTAGCAGGCCCACTCCCAGCATCCCGTTTCGGGATTCACGGCGTACTTCTGGTGGAACCGTTCGAGCGGATCGCCGAACTGGAGAATGCCCTCGGTGTTGCCGTGGCGCGACATCCGAGCGTAATGCTTCGGGCACATGCCCTTAGTCTTCGCTGTTTGCTCGCATCCTTCGACGGAGCATGGAGGCTTAGCCTTGCGTCCGCACTTGCGCTTCTCGGTAACTGTGTTTATTGTGCCTTCAGCCATCGCGACTCCATTCGCTTTCGGTTAGGAACCTCGCACGCGTGCCACCGCTGCGGGGTTTCGTCTATCTGTGGCAGAGTTTCAGCGAGTGTCAACGACTCGTCACTCTTTGCCGCTTCCGGCCCCGCGGTTGACGCTCGGCCCCCGGTCGACACCCTCCGTAGGCGGGCGGGCACTTCCGGACGGGATGACCCAGGTAGGTATCAGTTTCTTCGATGTTCGATTCGGATTCCTTATCGCCGTCCGGCATACGCAAGCATTCCAATCATGTCCAGCGCACTCATCATGTCGCGGTACTTGGCCGCCTGCTCGGCGAACTGTTCACGGTCCTCACGCGGCGCCTGGCGGAACTTTCGCATCTGCTCGTCGTGCAGAAGGCGGAGGAGGCGCTTGCTGCCGAGGGAGACGCTGTGAACGTTTGAGAACATCCAGGAGGCCGTTTAGAGTTCAGAATCACGTGACGTTTAGCACAAGATGTGGGGAGATGCCAGCGGTTCCAGGTTCATTCGGTTACGTACCGCTCGAAGTTCCGCCATCTTGAGAGCGACGGCTATGAAGCCGGCGGGGATGGGGGATCATCTCTTGCCGGTGCGGGACGGGGCGATGGACCGCGATCATTCCGTAATGGCACGGTTCTGCGGAGACGTAATGAAAGGCATCGTCCGTGCTGCCGGTCATGCCGCCTCCTCGTCGTCTTCCAACTCGGGGGCCATCCCGAGGGCACGGAGGTAGGTATCGAGAATCGATTCCTGCTCGTCGCGTTCGCTGGCGTCCAGCTTCCGGAGCTTGATAATCTGGCGAATCGCCTTCACGTCAAAGCCATTTCCTTTCGCCTCGGCGAATACGTCGCGGATGTCACCCGCGATCGCGGCCTTCTCTTCTTCCAATTTCTCGACTCGCTCGATAACACTCCTAAGTTGGTCGGCTGACTGACTGGTGTCGATCATGGTTTTCATGGCTAAATCCTTTCTGTTTGGTTGCTAATTTAAAACGGTATTTCATCATCAATAGGTTGTGATGCCGCCGGCTCGTCCGCGCGGGCCGATGATGCCGCGGGAGCGTCCTCTCGTTTCGGGTCCAGAAGGACCAGAGTGGCCCCGAACCCTTGAAGAACAACCTCGGTGGCGTACCTCTCCTGCCCGCTTTGGTCCGTCCACTTCCGGGTTTGAAGCTGACCTTCGAGATACACTTTCGAGCCCTTCCGCAGATAATCGCGGGCGACACCGGTTAATCCATCGTTGAAGATGACTGCGCGGTGCCACTCGACACGCTCGCGGCGTTCGCCCGTATTCCGATCCTTCCACGATTCGGACGTGGCCACCGAAAGCGTGGCGATCTCCCTCCCGTCCTGCGTTTTGCGGATCTCCGGGTCTTTACCCAGGTGACCAAGTAAGGTGACCCGATTGATGCTTCCTGCCATGTTTTTCCTCCTCAGTTGGTTGACTCAAACGCTTCGTCGGGCGACGGGATCTTCAGATCGAGCCGGTCGGCCGCCCACGCCTTGACGGCTTCGATGTAGTTGCTGAATTCCGTCGTCGTCAGCTTGGCCGTCGATCCCGGACCCCGGAACACTTCGCCTTCCACGGTTACCAAGACTTGACTCAACCTGCCGACCTCGGCTTTCAGGAAGTCGTGAACGTCGTCGGAATTCACCATGTTGCCGGCGTCCCGGAACGCGTCGGTGATAAGCTTCACCACACATCCCCAGTAGTACCGGTTCTGCTGCGAGGAGCGGGCTTTCTTGACCTCCTCGACCGAGATCACGATCCGCCTCCCGTCGAACTTGCGGATGACGTCCCCGATCCGCCGGGCATCCCGCTCCGGGAGTCGGCCATCGACCACCGGGCAGACAAATTCGAGGGCCCGGGTCATGCCGCTCTCCTCGAATGGAGTCGACGGGCGTAGGGCTCACAAAGGGTGACGACCCGTCGGCAGGTGTCCGCATCAAACAGTCCGATGTGACACTGCTCGACCGGGATGCCGAGTTGACCAGCCAGCCACTGATAGCCGGTGCCTCGCGCCCGGATTTTCGGGTCTGGACCCTGCTCCCGCTGTCGCTTCGCTAGCTTCGCTTTCCAGAGGGGATCGAAGCTATTGTGAGCTTTGAGCTTCCAGCCCCGAAGCTCTTTGTTCGCCAACCGTCCCAGGGGTGTCTCGGTCCCCGGATGGCACCCCACATAGGCGTCGCAGGTCGGGTAGCGTTCACAGGCCCAGAACGCTTTGTCGGATAGGTTCGGCCACCGGTCGGCATAGATCGCCCGACCCAGGACGAGCTTGGCCCCGCTCCCGCAGTACGGACAAAACAAGCTCATGCGGCCGACCCGAGCGGGCTCTCGACCAGCTTCGCCCGATGTTGCTCCAGGTCTTTCTTCAACTGCAACGCATCCGACGAGGCCACGGCCCAATATTGCTGGAGCGCCCGGACGTTCTGACCCTTCCAGAAGTCGAAAGACGTTACGTCGTCGAGGGACTGTACGTACTCCATGACCCGATCGGCGAACCGGCCCAGGGGCACAAGTTGGAGACCCTCGGTCATCTCGAAGATCGCCGGCACCGTCTCCTTCGTGGCGGTTCGTTTGAGCCGTTCGTCCCGCTCGTACGCCTCGACTGCCTCCGTGGCGGTCATGTCCAGGTGGACCTTGTCCATCTCCTCTTGGACGTACAGGCCGCTGAGCGCTTCCGGCCACCCCCTCCGCAACGCTTGCGCCTCCGCACACTTGCCGAGCATGACGTGCGGCATGTTCTTCCAGTTGCCTTCTTTCAGCGTTTTCTTCGCGCTCTTGGCCACTTTCTTCTTCTTCGGCTTCCCGGTATCCGGCCACGTCTCGCCCGTGTCCACCCAGTCGAATTCGGCATCATCCAGCGGGGCGAACTCATCCCACCGGGCCTCGCCGACGACGGGATACCACACCTTGTCCGGGCCGAACTTGAAGACCTTGACGACCGCACGAATGAGCCCCATCGGGTTGCCCTGCGGGTCTCTCAGCGCGGCATCGGCTTCGAAGCGGGTTTCCTCCTCGGCCGGCCGGTAATCCCCGCACCGCTGGGCCTTCGCCCGGTAGCCGTCGATGCTGGTCACGATCACGAGCTGTCGCTTGGCTAGATTATCTTTGTTGTAGACCTGGGCGAAGATTTGCTTCTTGAACGGGTCCAGACCCTGCTGCTTACAAATCTCGACGAACAGGTCGAATTCCTCCTGGTTGCAGTCCTTGGCGACCGTCCGGCGAATGAGCGAGAGCTGGGGCGCGGAGTAACTCCTGTGGGCGATGTCGGTCATTCTTTCCTCCGGATGGTCAAGCTGATTTTCCCGTTCCCGAGCGAGACCCCGTCGATCACCTCCCCGTCGGTCAAGACCGCGTCCTTCAGGGCTTTCTTGTCCAGCTTGGGAGGCTGGGGGTGAAGAACCGGGACGGCACGGCGGCCTCGTCGGTGACGACCACGTCCGGCGACCGGGTCGTAATGCCCAGCGTCAGTTCGGGGGAGGAAATCGCTTTCTCGCCACGGGTGTCCATGCACTGTAAAACGAGGGTCCGCAGCATCTCGGCGCCGTGGAGGAAGCGCTGCTTTCGCGCCTGAAGGTCTTTGATCCGCGACTCAATGGCCTCGGCCAGCATCTCCCGTTCGACCGCTTCCTCCGCGAGCTCGAGACACAGAGGCCGGAAATCCTCCGCGCCCGTCAACCCATCGGACATGTCGCCGAAATCTTCCGATTCAACCGCGTACCGGAGTTCACGAAGACGTCGGATCTTCGCACGGATATCGTTCTCACCTTGTTGCATAACACCTCTCTTTCTAAAGCTCGCTTTTCGATGCCCGGTCGTTGTTCAGCTTGACTCGCAGGATCGTGGTAGAGACTTCGATCTGATCAAGAACCTGCTCGGCGGTAAGTGGGCCCTGGGTCATCCCGCTGAACGAATACAGGCCTTCCGTGAGCGTCGAAGTGGGCAACGTGCCCAACGTCGCCAGGTTCCGCAGGACGGAATCGAAGGCGACCCAGTCCGCGTGATCCAGGTGAGGCCGTCGCTTGGTCGGCAATTCCACCACAACTTGATTGGTTAACATCACTTCCTCCAATGTCGAATTGTTGCACTGCGTATTCCGCGAATTCGAGCAAGTGCTGGATGGCGTCGGAATCGGCCCGTAGGCGTTGGCGATTCGCTGCAGAGATGCGGCAGCGCTTGCTAACGTCCATCCCCACCAGGCGGTGAAGAAGGACCACGATTGCCCGGTCCAGCTTGGTTCGGTCCCAGTTAGTTGGTCGCATGACTTACCTCCCTGTTTCATGGGTTTCTTCCAACTCCCACCGCGGCGGGAATTGCCACTCGACTCCGTGAAACTGCCGCCGTTCGCCCGGAACGCATAGGAACATCCCGAGCCCGTCGACGGGCCAATAGGTTCCGAGCAGGGCTTCGTGGGCGAGCGGTAGCAGAAATGTGCGGGTCACGGGCGAGCCTCGACGTGCGACATGAACACAGTCCGCTTGCCTTGGTCAACGCGGCTCACGCAGTTCCACTTGCCGTTCGCGCAGCCGGGGATGCCCCGAACTAAGCGGTAGAGGTGAACCGGTTGCCCGAATTCAGTCGGAGGAAACGCGCTGACGGCCATCCCGATCAGGGCCATCATGAACAGAGAGGACATCCAGCCATGCATGAGGATTCGGTCGAAGGTACTCATAGCCACCCCCGATGGATTGCGGTCAGGAAAAACTCTTCCATCCCGAGGAAAGTAACTATGGCAAAGAGATACCACTTGGCCAGGCAGATAAAGGCATGCCGCATACCGAACCTCATTAAGCTGTTGACAGTGCGTTCCATTCGGTTCACCATACGCCTGGCAAAAGACTCGCGCAAGCAATATTTACACGCTGTACACACATAAATGCAATGAACAATACAGATCAACTGGTTAACCTCAAGAACGCGGCCCGTCTGTGCGGCATTTCGCGCACCCTCTTCTACCGCCTTCTGGACTCCGCTCAGGGGCCGGAAGCAGTGAAAGTGGACGGCGCGCGGTATTTCGACCGGGGCGCGGTCGAGATCTGGAACCAAGAACGAAAGGCGCGACGCCGGAAGGGTGACAAAATTGGACCTCAGAGGAAAAAAGACTGATCTGCTCGTTCGGGCACACGAGTGCGCCCACATCCTCGGCCACCCGAAGCACGAGGCCAGCCGGTTCACCCATTTGAGCCCCGGTGATCGGGGGGTGGCGGTTGCCCTTCAGGAGTACCTGGACGAGCAATTGGCAAAGATCCGGGCCGAGTTATTTGCCATTACCACGCGCGGGCAGACGGAATGAGAAAACCGCCGAAATCCACTCCCATCGTCGTTCACCTCCGCAAGCGGAAGAAGGTCAGCCCCGAAGGATCGCAAAAGAAGCGGCACGAGCCGGCCCACCGCGGCGGCTGCCAGGAAGGTCCACCTGCCGTCCGCAAGGAGGTTGATCCCGACAGCCTTCGCAACGCATGGTCGATCGCGTTCGGATTCCGCTTGCGAATCGATGACCGGATGGGTTTTCTGCTCGACGGGTACCCCATTGGTCTCGACGACTTGATGCTGGAGACAAACCGCATCCGGAGGGCGAAGAATATGCCGCCGGTGGGTAAAAAACCCGGGTGGCTCCCGTGAGGATTTCCGAGAAGGATCTGCAACGCATCCTTCCCGGCCTCCAACTCCCGAAACGTGCCCGCAAAACGAAAAACAACACCACGGAAAACCCCGTTCGGGAGGCGGGACACGCCTGGCTGGAGTATCACGGCTGCAATGTCATCCGGAACAATGTCGCGGCCGGATGGCTTTTCCCGTACGTGAAGGGGAAATATGTCTTCCACGCCCACGAGGGCCGCTTCATCCGGTTCGGGAAGCCCGGAAGCGCTGACCTCCTGGCCATTAGTCCTCATGGACGCTGGGTAGAAGCCGAGGCGAAAAGTCAGGATGGGAGCCAAAGCCCGGAACAGATCGAGCGCCAGCAAGAGGTCGAACGCCGGGGTGGGGTGTACGTTCTCTTCCGAAGCATCGAAGACCTGGAAGCCCGCAAAAAGGACATTCTGGCAAAGGAATGGTAGGCCGGACTCGCGCCCGGCCCCTCCCACTATCGCCCCGCAAAGATGTCAGCGGCGTTGGCGGCATGCACCAACTTGACGTGCATCGCGTCACCCGTCGCGAACTCGGCCAGGATGATGGTCACGAAGAACAAGCTCGTCAGACTCCAGGTCAGCATAATATTTTTCATACAGGCTCCTCTACACCCGGGCGGGATTGCCCGGTAAGAGTGAACATACAGTAGGGAGGTTAACGCAAAGTAAGTAATTGGTTGCTATTTTATTAACGAAGCTAAAAATAATGGAGCAATGCGAAAGTGCTGGACACGGCATCAATTTTTCATCAAGGTGGCGGGACAGCTTTGTAGAGGACGCTGGTTATGAAGGTTACTCCCCAAATCGTTTAGTTTTATGGTGTAGGCCGGGTGGCCTCTACCGCTCGGCCTACACCGCCTCGGGGGCGATATGACGGCTTATTCGGCATTGCTACGCGCTCCGCGCGGGCAGAAAATACGGACCGAAATCACCCGGCGAGTTCATTTCACTCGCGTCGAGCGCAAAACCAGAAATATCACAAGCCGCGTCCATCAATGCTATTTTGAGAAGAGGCGGCTTCCCCGGGAGATCGCCGATTTTATTGCTCACTCTACCACTAGCGGGGCGGTGGCGTGACGGACAACGGGTACGTAATCGCATACCGCAGGGCATGGAGTCATGTCATCTTCCGCGACCTGCTGGATGCCGCAATCTGGAACTATTTATACCAGAACGCGGCGTGGCAAGACTTGCGTGCGTACGCCAATGGGACGCGGGTGGAACTGAAACGCGGGCAGATCGTCGTGTCGATGCGGGACTTGGCCGTACAATTTTGCTGCTCCGAGGTCCGAGTGAGGCGACTCATTAACGCCCTATCTGACGACGCAATGATAGCTACACTGGCGACGCACCGGGGCACCATCATAACCATATGTAACTACGACGAATATCAGTCGCCCGAAAACACTGCCGACGCACTGAAGGCCAAACCGAAGACGCGCAAACGACGCACCGGCGACGCACCTATATATAATGATAAAGAAACTAATGAAATGAATACAACAAAAGAGGCGTTGGGTCCGCTGGCGCCCGTCTGGTTCGATCCGCTCCTCTGGGCGGCATTCCAGGAGATGCGAGTCAGCAAGAAAGACCCACTCACTCCGAAAGCCGAAGAGCTGATGATCCGCCGACTCGACCTCCTTCGCCAGCAGGGACACGATCCGACTGCCGTGATCGAACAGTCCATCCGTAACGGATGGAAAGACGTTTACCCACTGAAAGGAGACCAGAATGCCAAACACCCAACCGGAAAGCCATCAACAGTTGATATCCTCCGTGAAGGCACTGCCCGTGCCCGCGCTGCGCGAGAACAGGGAAGCTCAGGATCGACTTGACGGCCTGATTGCCGGCTGTTTCGTCATCCAAAAACTCTACGGTCGCCAGCCGGAAAACATCGAGATCATTAACCAGACGTTCCACTCGATCCTGGGCAAATTCCCCGCGAACGCCGTCACGCGGGCGTTTGAGGTTTGGCTGGAACGATCCCAAGAATTCCCGACCCGGCCGACATTGTCGGGCTCATCAAGCGGAACGGCAAACCGCCGTTGTCGCAGGCGGTCTACATCGCGATTCAGAAGAAAGCCGGCGAGGACCGCTCACCGGAGGACTGGCAATACCTACGCGAGTACGAAGCCCAACAGCGGGAAGAGTTCGAGGGGCCACACGACGCACGGCAGGCCGAAGAGGTGCAGCAGGAAAATCGGCGTCTCCGCACCGAACTGATTGACTTTCGCAAGGAGTGCAAGCGATTGGCCAAACTCCTCCACGAAGCTCGGATCGTAAAGGGAATCGAGCCACCCTTGCGGACGACCGAAGAGAAAGTCCGGGCCACCATCACGGCCATGCGAGAATCCGGGGCGTCTGCGGAGGATGTCGAGCAGTTTGCCCGTGAACATGGTGTTTCGGTTGAGGTTGCGGCGTGAGCCAGGGCGCGGAACTGTCGGCCCTCCTCGACCGTGCCCGCGCAAAGGGCACCGACAAGCAGTTCCGGGAATGGGTCCAGAAGCAACCGTCTTGCATCTCCGGTCGGTTCAGCGAGTTCCTGGAATCCGGGGAAGGCCGGTGCGTTGCTGCCCATATCCGCCGGGCGGGGGAATCCGGAACTGGATTCAAGGGCGAGTATGCCTGTGTTCCAATGCGGCAAACGGAGCACATTTTTCAGCACCAACACGGCGAGAGCCGCTTCGGAGGCAAGGAGTTCTTCGACGAGCAACGGGTCAAATACCTCAGAATGTGGGTCGAATCGTAAGCGACACTACCGCTTGCGCTTCCGCTTGTGCCGCGCTACACTTCGGCAAACGCGGGGGAATCCAACCGAATGCTTGATGCCGTCGAAGTCATGGACCAGATCGAGCGGGCCACCCGCACCCTCAAAAAGCTTCCCCGCGTCGGCGTGAAATCCCGCTTCTGCAACTGGCCCGAGGTGGTTCTGAATTTCATGGACGCTTACGGGTACACCGACCCCGTCCCGCCAAAGATCGTTCCCACGGCGAGGCAGCTCACGCAAATGGACCAGGTGATCCGTTGGATGGCGTGGCTGTCGCAGTACGGCGAGGACGCGGAATACTCCAGGATCATTTGGTATCGCGCGGAAAACCGGTCTTGGCGGAGCATCGCGGGCCGCGTGGGATTGGCCCCGAACACGTGCCGTGAGCGGTTCCGGTTTGGGGTACACGGGCTGACGTATGCGATCGAATGCGGCAGGGTGAAATAAGGGCGGCGTAGGCGTCGATTTGAAAATAATAAAAAACCCGTTGCACGAATGCGCGAAATAATGCGATAATATTATCCATAATGGGCGAATCATGACATCGGGCTTGTGAATGACCAGCAGCAGAGTCAATTCCAGAGAATGCTCGGCCTGCAAAACACTCAAGCACACGAAACGGTTTCCTCTCGCGTATCCCGACGATCCGCTCGACTTCCGCCGGCTCACGATGTGTCAAATCTGCTTTAAGGCCGTAATGCGGTTTGTTAAAAGAACCCCGGCCTACAAGACGTACAAAAAGAATTCAGAGCAAGCTCGTTTATGACCTCCGACCACCCCACGCCCAAACAAGAAAAATTCTGCCAGAAGTACATCGAACTCGGGAACGCGAGCGAAGCGTACCGCCAGGCGTATGACGCCGAAAACATGAGCCCCGAGGCCATCGGGGTTGAGGCCTGCCGGTTGCTTCAAAACCCTAAAGTCGCCCTAAGAGTGCTGGAATTGCAGGACGAACACCGCCAACGCCACAACGTCACGGTGGGAAGCTTGACGGTGGAACTGGAAGAAGCCCGCCATTTGGCACTCTCGGTCAACCAGCCTGCGGCCGCTGTTTCAGCTTCGTTGGGGAAAGCCAAGATTCACGGCTTGATCGTTGAAAAGAACGAACTCACCGGGAAGGGTGGCGCACCACTGCAACCGGCCGTGATCGCCGTCACCGCCGAGGCCGTGAAGGACATCATTCAGCAAGTTCGTGACGAGTTCTGAGCCGAGAGCCACTCCCGACGAACTCCGCCAGGCGGTCATCAAGGCTGAGTGCGAACTGGATCACCTGTTCTTCACTCGGTATTTCTTCAAGCAGCGACAGGGAATTAAGTTCCGGGTTAACTGGCACCACTTCCTGATCGCCGACGCCATCCAACGAGTGATTGACGGGCAGTGCGAGAATCTGGTCATCAACGTCGCCCCCGGAAGCAGTAAGACCGAGAACGCGGTCATCAGCTTTATCGCCCGCGGCCTCTCGCTGAACCCGAATGCTCGCTTCCTGCACATCACCTCGGGCGACGATCTCGCCCTGCTCAACTCGCAGACGGCCCGGGACATCGTTCAGAGCGACGAGTACCAGGCGCTGTGGCCCCTGAAGGTGGCCGACGACGCCAAGGCCAAGAAGCGGTGGAACGTCTTGGTCGACGGCAAGAAGGCCGGCGGCGTGTATGCCGTCTCCCTTGGCGGGCAGATCACCGGCTTCCGTGCAGGTCATATGGCCCCCGGATTCCAGGGCGCGATCATCTTGGACGATATTATCAAGGCCGACGACGCCTACAGCCCGGCCGCGATCAAAGCCGCGAATCGGAAACTGCTCAGTACCGTCAAATCGCGGAAAGCCAACCCGGCTACCCCGGTGGTCCTGATCATGCAACGGGTCGGCGAGAACGACCCCACCGGGTTCATCAAGGGCGGGAACCTGCCCGGCAAATGGGAATTCCTGACCATCCCGGCGGTCATCGACGACGCTTACGTCGCGACACTACCCGAACGACTCCGCGCCCTGGTGGTTGTCGAAGGGCGCGACGACAAGGGACGATTCTCGTACTGGCCGTACAAGGAGCCCTTGGGGGATCTCCTCGCCCTGGAAGCCGGAAACGGCACCGATCCTGACGGCAAACGAGTCAGTCGGCACGTGTTCTCCAGCCAGTACCAGCAGGCACCCACGGCCATCGGCGGCAACATCATCAAGGGACTTTGGTTCCCCCGAGCGAACCCGCCGAAGATCCTCTTTCGCAAGATCTACGGCGACACGGCCCAGAAGACGGCAGAACGTAACGACTGCACCGTGTTCGAGTGCTGGGGGTACGGCGAGGACAAGAAAATCTACCTGCTCGACCTCCTGCGGGGGAAGTGGGAAGCCCCGGAACTGAAACGCCAGGCCATCGACTTCTGGAACAAGCACCTCGCCGTCACCGGCCAAGGCGCGCTCCGGGAACTCGTCGTCGAAGACAAGTCGAGCGGCACCGGACTGATCCAGGAGATCAAGCGAACGGAACGTATTCCCGTCAAGGGAGTGGAGCGCAACAAGGACAAACTGACCCGAGTCATGGACGCCGTGTCGTCCATCGAGGCGGGATTCGTTGTGCTGCCCGAAGAAGCGGCTTTCGTGAGCGACTTCCTCGTGGAGTGCGAGGCGTTCACGGCCGACGACAGCCACGCCCACGACGACCAGATCGACCCGATGTGCGACGCGATCACCGACATGCTGCTGACCAAACGAAGCAGCTTATTCGATTTTACATAGGACGTTCATGTGGCCCTGGAAGCAAGCGAAGCAAGCCCCAACGTCTCCCGAAGTCCGGCGGAATAGTTTCTTCTCCACCGACATCGACTTCGCAATTCCCGACAATCCGGCCAAGCGCATGCGGCGGATGCGCGACTACATGGCCATGACCTTTCAGCGGACGGTCGACGACCTGACGCCGGTCGATGAAAACGGCATGTCGCTCGCGATGGACAATCCCGACCTGACCTCGGTCAAACTGCGGAACGGCCTCGGCTTAGGGGGATATATCCCCGAGACGCAGTTCGCCTGGTACTGCGGCCAGGGGTTCATCGGGTATCAAGCGGCCGCTCTGATCAGTCAGAACTGGCTGGTCAAGAAAGCGTGCGCGATGCCCGCCAAAGACGCCGCGCGCAACGGGTACGAGACGAGCGTCAACGACGGCACCGAGGTCGATCCCGAAATACTCGATTACATTCGCGAGCAGGACAAGACGTTCGACATTCTTCGCAACTGCGTCGAGTTCCTCGATCTGGGCCGGACCTTCGGCATCCGCGTCGCCCTGTTCAATGTCGAGTCGCCGGATCCGGAGTATTACAGCAAGCCTTTCAACCCCGACGGCGTGAAACCCGGCAGCTACAAGGGCATCAGCCAGATCGACCCGTACTGGATCACGCCCGAATTAGGTGGCGATGCCGCGGCCAATCCCGCCGCCCCAGATTTCTACGAGCCGACGTGGTGGCGGATCAACGGCAAGCGGGTCCACCGCACGCATCTGGTGATCTTCCGCAACGGCAACCTGCCGGACATTTTAAAGCCGGCCTACCTCTACGGCGGGTTGCCCATTCCGCAACTCATCGCCGAGCGCGTCTACGCCGCCGAGCGGACGGCCAACGAGGCCCCGATGTTGGCCGCGACCAAGCGCATGATGGTCATGAAGGCGGACCTGACGCAGATCGTCGCCAATCAGCAGCAGTTCGACGCGCGGATGGCCTACCAAACACAGGTGCAGAACAATTACGGCGTCAAATTCGTGGGCCTGGATGACGAGTTCCAGCAGTTCGACACCTCCCTGGCCGACCTGGACGCCGTCATCATGACGCAATACGCCTTGGTTGCTGCGGCCGCCGAAGTTCCTTCGACTAAATTGCTGGGAACGCAGCCGAAAGGGTTTAATAGCACAGGCGAATACGAGGAATCCAGTTACCACGAAATGTTAGCATCGTTGCAGATGCACGACCTTTCACCACTCGTCAATCGCCACCACTTGCTTCTGATTCGGTCACACGTCGCACCGAAGTTCAAGATGCAACCGTTCAACACAGAAGTAGTCTGGAACGAACTGGACGAGCAGACCGCGGCCGAGCAGGCCGAGACCGAACTGAAGAAGGCTCAGACCGCCGGGGCTTACGTGGACATGGGCGCTCTGGATGGCTTCGACGTCCGTGGCAGGATCATCGCGGATAAGAACTCGGGATTCAATGGTATCGATCCGGTCGTGCCAGGTGGCCCAGGTGATCGGGATGCCGAACTGGAGGCCGCAGAAACCGAACAGGCATCTGGGTCTGAAGTCAATCCAGACGAGAGCGAAACTGCTGAGTGACGACGCGAGGAAAGTATAGTTGAATGCGGGATACGAGAGCGTTGCCACGCTGCTCGCATCCCTAACCTCTGACGTGAAAGGATTCACGCATGGCTGTCAAGCAATCTACATCACCTGTCAAGGCACGCAACGATTTAACTGCCGATTACGTTCGCAGTATCCTCAATTACGATCCCGAGTCTGGGATATTCCGTTGGAAAGAACGTGGCCACTGGTTCCAAACTTACCGGACTTGGAACACGAAGCACGCAGGTAAAGTGGCGGGGAATGTAAATGCCCAAGGGTACATATCGATAGGTATAGACGACCATCCGAGAAAAGCCCACCGTATCGCATGGTTCTGGATGACAGGGGAATGGGCGATCGAGGTCGATCACAAAGACAGAGATCGAACAAACAATAAGTGGGATAACCTGCGGGAAGCAACAGGTTCCAAGAACCAGCACAATCGCAGCAAGAGTAAGAACAACACTTCAGGCTACAAAGGCGTCATTCGCGTCAAGCGTAATGGGATGTGGGACGGGAAATGGATCGCCAAAATTTGCGTAAACGGGAAAACGACGCATTCTCGCCAGTGCGACACTCCAGAAGCCGCCCATGCAGAATATTGCATTATGGCTCATCTCTATCATGGTGAATTCGCGCGGGGTGCCTGAGCCGCCTGCCAGACGCAAGCAGCCCTGGTCGAATCGCTCGCAGAAGGGCATTATCAAGGGCAAGCCGCTTAATCCCTGTGCGGCGATCGAGCAACGATACTACAACGCCCTGCACGTCCTGATCGCGAGGATGCTTGCTGATACGGAACTCGAACTCAGAAAGCTGTTCAAGACCGAACACGCCGAGGAATACTTCGCCCAGGACGCGAGCATATCGAGTCAGGCCCGCATCCTGACGAACGCCCTCATTAAGAAGTACACCGACCTGTTCGCCTCCCTCTCCCGGCCGATGGCCGAAGAGTTCGCCCGGGAATCGAACAAGTCCAGCGACATCGCTGTGAAATCGAGCATTCGGCACCTGAGCGACGAACTTACGCTCTCGACGAAGACGATCACTTCCGGTCCACTGAATGACATCTTGACCGCTACGGTGGCGGAGAATGTCGGGTTGATCAAGTCCATACCCGCCCAGTACCTCGGCGGAGTCCAGGGTGCTGTGATGCGGTCGATCACCACCGGCAACGGGATGCAAGACCTGGTGCCGTACCTGCAAAAGCACAAGGGGATTACTCTGCGGCGGGCCCGGTTTATCGCCCAAGATCAAACAAAAAAGGCAATGACGGCGCTGAGTTTCGAGCGAATGAAGCGTGTCGGTATCACCTCCGCGATCTGGCGTCATACTTCAGGCTCAAGACATCCGCGCAAGACGCACATCGATATGGACGGCAAACAGTTCAACATTTCCGAGGGGCTTTACGATTCCGCCGTGAAGAAAAACGTGAAACCCGGTGAGTTGCCAGGATGTGCGTGCAGGGCCCAGCCAATTTTGCAATTTAACGAGGATTAGATGCCCAGCGTTTCAGAGGCTCAACACCGACTCATGGAGGCGGCGGCACACACGCCCGGAGGCTATGGCGGTGTATCACAAGAGGTCGGCCAGGAGTTCGTCAAGGCGGACGAGCATGCCAGCGACGCCGCGATCAAAGCCGCCGGCGTCATGTTCGTGGACGGCAACACCGTTCTCTTGATGAAGCGTGCCAAGGGTGATTCCGCAGAAACGTGGGCATTCCCCGGAGGAAAGCTCGAAGGGGATGAGACGCCGGAACAGGCCGCCCGCCGTGAAGCGGAAGAAGAAACCGGTCTCAAACCGACAGACCTGGAGCAGATCGGCTTCTCGGATAACGGGGCCGTTGAGTTCACGACGTTCTTAGTCCGCATCGAGAAAGCCGACCCCGTCCTGAATGACGAACACACGGATTTCACCTGGGCCGATCTCGGTTCACTCCCACAGCCCATCCACCCCGGTGTCGCCAAGACGCTCAAGGCGTATACGGCCAACCGCGCGACGGGAGACGCCGCCGAATCCGCGCGCGTCGAGGACATCAACAGCTACATCACGATCGAGAAGAACCCGATCTCCCGCTCCGGTGTATTCCAGTACCTCGGTCGGAGCATCGGCGCGCCCGAGCCGGACAGGCTTTACAACGTGTATCGGCCGGCCGAGGAGTTCACCCCGGAGACGATCGACAGCTTCAAGATGCTTCCCATCGTCGATGACCACACCATGCTCGGGCCGCGGGAATCGGGTTTGACACCTGCCGAAGTCAAAGGCGTTCACGGCACGACCGGCGAAGGTGTGGTCTTTGAAAACGGCGTACTCTACGCGCCGGTCAAGGTGTTCAGCGAGCGATTGAAGAACCTGATCGAGAGCGGGAAGCAAGCGCTCTCATTGGGCTATCGCTGCGTCTACGAGAAGGCGTCCGGCATTTTTGACGGGCAGATGTACGACTACGTTCAACGGAACCTGCGGGGCAACCACCTCGCACTGGTCGACGCCGCCCGCTGCGACGTCGCGGTACTTGATAACCACATGGCGTTCGATCACTTCGATCTGGCGCTCGACAACTCAAAGGAGACGATTATGGCCGACGAAGACATGAAGGACCGCCTCAAGAAAGCCGAGGACGAACTCAAGGAATGCAAGGACTGGATCGCCGGTCGCATGGCGAAGGATGCCGAGGAAATGGAAATGAAGAAAAAGGCCGAGGACAAGGCCGAGAAAGACGCGGAAGAGGCCGAGAAGAAGAAGGCCGAGGACGACCGCATCGAAGGCATCAAAGGCCTTGATGAGGACAAGGACGAGGAGATGAAGAAAAAGGCCGAGGACAAAAAGGCCAAGGACGAGGACGAAGAAAAGGAAGATGAAAAGGAAGGCATGGACGCTTCCGAAGTGAAACGCCTCATCCGCAGCGAGATCAAGGCGGCGATGGATGCCCAGCCCAAGGTCACCCACAAGTCTCTGATCAGCGAAGCGGCTCGCACGGCCGCACTCGCCTCTCAGCTCTCCCAGCACATCGGCACCTTCGACCACGCCGACAAGACGTTGGACGAGGTGACCACGTACGGCATCGAGAAGCTGGGCCTCACCTGCCCGGCCGGCCACGAGGAGACGGCCCTTAACGCCTTCTTCGCCGCCAAGAAGAGCTCGACCACGGGCTTCGCGCTGGACGCCAAAGCGAAACGGTCCGGCGAACTCGACTCGTACCTCAACCCGACCGCGTAATGGTCAACCGCTAACCCCAAGGAGACTCACCCATGAGTGCTGCAACTTTCCAATCCACCGTTAACATCTGGTCGACGCTCGGCGTCGTGGGCGACATGGCCTTCGACGGCCCGCTCCGTGCGACCCCGTTCAACCTCTTCTCGAACGGCACCCCGAACATCATCGGCAACGCCTTCACCGTCACCAGCGGCGGCAACCCCGAACCGACCACCAACAGCGCCCTGGCGGGTACTGCCACCGTGGGCGGCTCCGGCATCTTCGCCGGTATCCTCGTGAACTCGAAGGACTACGCTTCGTACGGCACGACCAACGGTCCGTTGAACCCGACCATCACCTTGCCGGACAACTCGATCGGGTTCCTGGCGAACATGGGGTACTTCTTTGTCAACCTGCCCGGTCCGGCGAACGTGGGCGACCTGGTCACCTACGACCCGCTCACCGGCAACCTGAACAGCATCACGCCGACCACCAGCTTCACCGGCACGATCAGCACGACCACCCTCACGGTGTCCGCCGTTTCTGCGGGCCAACTCGCGGTCGGCCAGTTGATCTCCGGCACCGGCGTCACCCCGGGCACCCGGATCACCGCGCTGGGGACGGGTACGGGCTACACCGGCACGTACACGATCAGCGTCAGCCAGACCGTGAGTTCGGCCACCACCATGACCGCGACCAACCAACCGGCCCCGGCATTCGCGGCATCCGCGGCTTACATCACCACCTCGACCGGCGTGGACACCCTGCACATCACCACGCTGACTTCCGGCGAGGTACTCATCGGCCAGCAGGTGTTCGGCACCGGCGTCGCACCCAACACGGTCATCACCGCGTTCGGCTCGGGCACCGGCGGCACCGGCACCTACACGCTCAACACTAGCGGCCAAGTCGTCGCCAGTTCGGGCAGCCCGAGGCCATGACCGGCCCGGCCAACCTCTTCGTGCCGAACTGCGTGGTGGATCGCTACACGACCAACACCACCGGCGGCCTCGCGGTCATCAAGCTGACTAACTAACCGTTCAACCCACATCAGGAGACACCTCAATGCAAACCATCACCCACTCCGCGTTGGACGGCAAGAGCGTCCGACCGCTGATCTTCCGCAACGTCGAAGACTACGAAGACCTGCACCGGATCGGCATCGGCGGCCTCGACAAGATCATTGACGCCGGCTTCGGCATGGACTCGATCCAGGGTAACGTGACCCAGGCCAGCATTCCCGTGCAGTTGCAGTTCCTCCAGCAGTTCCTGCCCGGCTTCGTCAAGGTGATGACGGCCGCCCGCAAGATCGACGAGTTCATCGGCATCAACACCGCCGGGAGCTGGGAGGACGAAGAAGTCGTCCAGGGCATCATCGAAAACACCGGTTCCGCGGTGCCGTACGGCGACCTGACCAACGTACCCCTGTCCAGCTGGAACGAGAACTGGGTGACGCGGACCGTCGTCCGCTTCGAGCTCGGCATGCGGGTCGGCAACTTGGAAGAGAAGCGTGCCGCTCGCATTATGGTCAACAGCGCGGAATCGAAGCGCGAGTCGGCCGGTCTGGCCCTGGAGCAGCAGCGGAATGCGGTGGGCTTCTACGGTTATAACTCGGGAAACAACTTTACCTACGGCTTCCTGAACGATCCCGGCTTACCGGCCTACGTCACCGTGGCCGCCACCGGCACCGGCAGTTCCACCTTGTGGTCGACAAAGACCTTCCTCGAAATCTGCGCCGACATCCGGACCGCGATCGTCGGCCTCCGCACCCAATCGCAGGACACCATCGATCCCGAAACGACCGCCCTGACCCTGGGGCTTCCGACGGATTGCGTGGACTACCTGTCGGTGACCTCGGACTTCGGCATCTCGGTGCGCGACTGGTTGACCCAGACGTACAAGAAGACCCGCATCGTGTCGGCCCCCAGTTGAACGGCGCCAACGGCGGCGCGAACGTGTTCTACCTGTACGCGGACGCGGTCAACGACCTGTCGACCGACGACGGCCGCACCTTCGCCCAACTCGTCCCCGCCAAGTTCCAGGTGCTGGGTGTTCAGCAGCTCCCGAAGGGCTACGAGGAAGACTACTCGAACGCCACGGCGGGCGTGATGTGTAAGCGGCCTTACGCCGTCTACCGCGCGACCGGCATCTAAAACAGCAAAAGGATTCCAGTATGTTTCACGTCTTCAACACGATGGCGAACTCGACTCGCTACATCAAGTACCGCCAGGCCCCACAGAAGGACCTCAACATCGCGGAACGGTCCGTCCTGATCAAAGGCGGGTCGGGCATGCATCAGAAGCACCTGGGCACGCCGCTGGGCGTCCACACCGCCGTTTCCGACGAGGACATGGACTGGCTGAAGGACGACTTGCACTTTAAACAGCACATGACCAAAGGGTACATCACCGTCCGCAAGGCCGAGGTGAATCCGGAAGTAGCGGCGGCGGAGATGATCACCCACGATCCCAAGACCGACGCCTGTCCGGTCATCCCCCAGGACTTCAAGGACGACGACAAAAAGGAAACCATCAAACCGATGGCGAACAAGAAGAAGGCCGCGTAAACGGAGGTTCCGGTGGGCTGCATCCAGTACAACGATTCGGCCTTCCGGTCACTCTTCCCGGCGTACGCCAACACGGTCCTCTACCCGGCCGCGATGGTCCAGGCGTTCTGGGACACGGCGACGGCTTACGTCAGCAACCGTAAGGGCGGATGCTACACCGGCGGGATGACCGTCGCCCAGCAGACCCTGGCCCTCAACCAGATGACGGCCCACCTCCTCTACCTCAACGGTCAGATTGCGGCGGGAAACACTCCCGGCGTGATGACTGGTGCGACGATCGACAAGATCAGCATCACCCTGGAGCCACCGCCAGCACCGAACGCGTGGCAGTATTGGTTGCAATCGACCCCCTACGGGCAGCAGCTGCTCGCGCTGTTACAGGTGGTTTCGGCGGGCGGCTTCTACGTCACGACGAGTGTTCCGGGGCAAGCCGGGTTCCGGTTCGGGAACGGCTGGTAATGGAAGTCAAGCGCGGCAACCCCAAGGCGTTCGAGACGCTGGCCGCGAAACTGAAAGAACTCTCGGGAATCGAAACGAAAGTCGGATGGTTCCCCTCAGCAACCTACGAGGACGGAACGCCTGTCGCCCTTGTGGCATCCGTTCAGGAATTCGGTCACGGTCCGATCCCACCCCGCCCGTTCTTCCGGCCGACGATCGCTACGGAAGAAAACAACTGGAAACAGTACGCCGCTCAAGGGGCAAAAGCCGTCCTGAAGGGTTCACTCACAGCGTTCGCAGTGATGGACGGCCTCGGGGAACGAGCCCAGGAGGACGTGAAAGAAACGATTAACCAGATCACATCCCCGCCGCTCTCACCCATCACCTTGGAACTCCGCGCGATGAAGCACAAGAACCCGGCTCTGAAAATCACCGGCGCGACCGTCGGCGAAGCCGCCGCGCGTGTTCGCCAGCCCGGCTACCAATTGGCAAGCGGAACACCAGACAAACCGTTAATCGACTCAAAGCTCATGATTACAACCCTGACGCATACGACCGAAACGAAATGATTCCCGGCGCGAATATCTTGGGGATGGCCTTCCGCGTCCTCGGGAAGCAGTGTTTTCAGTATTACGCCTACCAATCCGCACCCCGAACGACGTCGGGCAATACGTCACCACTTATGCCCCGCCGGTTACTTTCTACGGGAGCGTCCAACCGGTCCCCCGCGACCTCTACGAGCGGTACGGCCTGGAACTCCAGCGGAGCTACGTGAACGTCTACTTGCAGCGCAACGTCATCGACGTGGCCCGGGATGTGTCGGGTGATCAGATCGTGTTCAACGGCGCGACCTACCAGTGCGTCTCAAAGACCGCGTGGGACGCCATCGACGGCTGGGACGCCGTTCTCTGCGTTCTGATTACGGAGCCGGCGGCGTGCTGAGGGACTTCTCCGCCTCGCGAAGGTAGAAGTCGTCTTTCGCTTGCCTCACCCGGTTGCGGTATGCCATGTCGTTTTTGCTCGGAGCGAGCGAGAGAAGAGCGGCAGCGATCCATCCGATGAGTGTCCACCGGCCAGAAGATTGACCCAAAACAGAGGGGCAGAGCGGGCGCTCTTGTTCCACGCGGCAACAGGGTCGGCAGGAAATAGAAGGTCAGAATTAGCCACACTTTCGGATCGCTCGCAGAGCAAGTGAGATCGGTGGTCAGTGACGTGTCGGCATCCATAAATCCTCCATCCGTTAAAGCCCGTTAAGCATAACAAACTGGGTAAGAATGTCAAATGTTAGATAACCAACTGATATCCCTGGTTATCAGCACCATCATCGCCCAGGAAGCGTGCCGGGATTCCCGGAATCCTCGCGCAGGCCTTCAGCCGACGCAGCAAGGGGTGAACACGTGCGACCGTCTACCTCTACAAGGTCGGCGACAAGCGGTCGGGTTCCGCGGCGCGACCGACATCTGGACGTCCAAACAGTCAGATGGTCCACACGGAAACGCAGCAGTACGAGATGGTCCACACCGAAACCCAGCAGTACGAGACGACCCTCCAGTTCAGCCCTGGCCACCCAGAATCCGACCCGACTCAGTACACCGCGTCCGACATACTGATCGCGCTTACATCTTGCAAAGCAGCGCGACCGTCGCGGCCTTGGAAGCCCAAGGGGTCGGTGTCGAGCGAATCACCGACGTGCGAAACCCGTACTTCTCAGACGACCGCGACCGGTTCGAGGCGAGTCCCTCATTCGACGTAACCTACCACAAACAGTCATTGTTACGACGGCGCCGATCCTACAGACCACCGAGATTCAAATCGCAACCGTGTAATCACGGACCAGCATTTCATGCCTATACCAATTTCAAATTACGTCTCGATCACATCCGGCATCGGCGCGGCCTCGAACGTCTCCACCCGCAACCTCGGGGCATTGATCATCACGGGCAACGCGCTCGTCCCGAGCGGAGTAGTCAAGAGCTTCACTTCGGCGGCGGATGTGGGCACGTATTTCGGCACCGGGTCGGAAGAATATGCCCGCGCCGAGTTCTACTTCGGGTGGGTGAGCAAGAACATCACCGCCCCCCAGCAGATCAGCTTCTGGTTCTGGAACGATGACGTGGCGACCGCCGATCTGATCTACGGCGCCAGCGGGACGTACGCACTCGCGACTTCACTGCGATCACGTCCGGCGAACTCGCCCTGACGATGGGCGGCTTACCCACACCTGACCGGCATCAACCTCGGCTCGGCCGGGAGCCTCGCGGCGGTCGCCACCGACATCCAGACGGCCATCCAGGCGTACAGCGCGGGCGGGGCCGCGTGGACGGGCGCGACCGTCGCCTACGACTCGACCAACAGCCGCTTCACGCTCACCGGCGGGGCGACCGGGGCGGACACGATCGCCGTGACGGCGGCCGTGAGTAACGACCTCGCCGGGCCGCTCGGTTGGCTGACCGGAGCGATCCTCTCGAACGGCACGACGGCGCAGACGATCTCCGCGAATCTGAACGCATTGATCGGCGTCAGCAACAACTTCGGTTCGTTCACCACCACCTTCGCACTGGCCCTGTCCGAAGCCAACACCGTTGCGGCCGCGACCTGGAACAACAGCCTCACCCCGAACATCCAGTTCATCTACTCGGTCAACGTCACCCCCGCCAACGCCTCGTCATGGTCTGCGGCCTGGCCGACATCGGCGGCGTCTCCCTCACGCTTCAATCCCCCGCCCCCGTTGCCACCGCAGAATTCCCCGAGATGGCCCCGATGATGATCCTGGCCGCGACCGACTACACCCAGCGGAACAGCGTCCAGAACTACATGTTCCAGATCTTCGCCCTGACCCCGTCGGTCACCACCTCGGCTTCCAGCAGACCTACGACGCCCTCCTGGTCAATTACTACGGCCAGACCCAAACCGCCGGACAGTTGCTCTCCTTCTACCAGCGCGGGGTCATGCTGGGCCTGCCCGTCAACCCGTCCGACCAGAACGTGTACGCCGACGAGATCTGGTTCAAGGACGCCCTCGGCGCCGCGTTGATGAACCTGCTCCTCGCGTTGTCCCAGGTTCCGGCGAACGCCGCCGGCCAAGTGCAGATCCTCTCCACCTTGCAGAGCATCATCAACCAGGCCCTGTTCAACGGGACGATCTCGGTCGGCAAAACGCTCTCGGTCGACCAGCAGCTTTACATCGCCCAGGTCACCGGGAGTGCGACCGCCTGGAAGCAGGTCCAGAACATCGGGTACTGGGTGAACGTCGTCATCGAATCCTACGTGGTCAACGGGGTCACCGAATACAAGGCGGTCTACACATTGATATACAGCAAAGATGATGACATTCGTTTGATCCAAGGCAGCGACATCTTAATTTAACGGAGTTTAACACATGGCAAACGATATTACTGGCTTCGGCTCGGCGATCAGCCTCGTCGCGTCGAGTACCTTCCCGGTCGGCATCGCGATCACCCAACTGGCCGACGATTCCGACCCGTTCGACATGGCGAGCGTGAAAGTCGCAGACACCGCGATGGGCGTGAACGGGGATCTCATCAAGTGGAGCCGGGCGATCGGCAAGCCGGTCACCATCAGCGTCATCCCGGGATCACTCGACGACATCAACCTGGCCACCCTCGCCGCCGCCAACAATGCGACCCAGGGGCAGGCCAACGCCCAGACGTGATCACCGTCACCATCCTTTACCCCGACGGAGCGTCATCACCTTCTCGAACGGGTTCCTGACCGATGCCCCTTTTGGAATAGTCTGGCAGCAGCGGGCGTTAAAAACAAGACTTACGGATTTGTCTTTCAGGCCGTCACGGGCACGGTGTAGCATGGACCTCCGCGATCCGAAATCCATCTCCCTGACCGACGGCGACGGCCGCGAGCGGCCTTTCATCCTGTCCAAAATGCCGGCCTTTGAGGGCCTGGAAATCATGGCCCGCTACCCGACCAGCCTTGCCATGGCGGCCGTCCCCAAACTCAGCGAGTGGCCGGTGGTGGAGGATCTTCAGCGCAAAATCCTGAAGTACGTGGCCGTCGAGATCAACGGCAAGTCCGTTCCCTTGACCACCCAGGCCTGATCGACAACCACGTCGGCGACTGGGAGTGCTTGGCCAAACTCCTCCTCGCGGAGGTGCAGTACAACAACAGTTTTTTTCGGAACGGGACGATCTCCGATTTCTTCGCCGACATCATGCGGACGTCCCTCGCGAAGATCCAAGAAATCTTGACCCCCTCCTCGCCGCCGTCATCGACGCCAAACTCGCCACCCTCCACGAACTGAGAACGGTGTACACCATTGAGGACGCGTGGCTCCTGTGGGAGGTCATCGCCGTCTCCGCGCATAACGACTGGCTGGCCGCGGAACACGCCCGGAAGGAACGGAAATGACCATTCTCGATACCTTCCTTCTCGTCTTTAAGACCGACATCCCGAAGGAAGCCGGGGCCGACATCGCCAAGCTCGACAAGCAGCTCGACGAGATGGGCAAGAAGGGGAAGAAGCGGACCGAGGACGAAAACAAGCAGTACGAAGTCCTCAAGAAGCAGCGCAAGGAACTCCTCGACGCCACCAAGCAGCAGCGGCAAGAGACCGACAAACTCGGGGATTCGTTCGCCGGGATGATCGAGAACGCCGTCGGGGCGGTCACCGCCTACGCCACGTTCGGTGCGCTGAAGACCGCCCTCATCGACGCCAACAAGCTAAACTCGTCACTGACGATTCTGGGCAAGACGTTCAGTCAAAGTCCGCGGGACATCAAGGCGTTCGGGCAAGCCCTTCAACTCTCGGGCGGCGACGCCCAGTCCCTGTACAACTTCGTGGCGGCCGAGGGCACCGATCTGGCGGGCAAGCGGCTCCCGTTCGACCTCAAGCGGGCCATCGAGAACATCCACACCAACGTCCAGAACGATCCGTCCTTCCTGACCAAGCTCTTGCAAGTCCCGGGCGGCGCGGGCCTCGCGCCCCTGGTCACCTTGCCGGATGGCGAGTTCCGCAAGAAGCTCGACGAGGGCTTCGCCTTCGCCGGGTCGGACAAGGACTTCCAGGCCGCGCTTGCGAACGAGAAGTCGGCCTCCGAGAGAAACATCGCGTTCGGCAAGCTGGCGACCGAGGTCGACACGGACCTGGCGGGCGTCATCAAACGGTTGAATGCCGCCCTGACCCGGCTGGCGGAAACGTTTGAAGGGCACCCCGGTCGGACGGAAGCGGCGGGACTGTTGGGAGCGCTCGGCGGCTTGAAATTGGGGAAATGGCTGTCGCGCGGCCTGTTCGGTCGATTGCTGGGGGGCGGGGCCGTTCCCGCCGCGTCCGAAGGTCTGGCCGGAGCGGGCGGTGTCGGTCTCGCATTCCCGCGCTAGTCGCGGCGAGTTTTTACGAAGCCTTCTTGGCGACCCGGAAGCGTGGGGGCGAAAATCGCCAATTCGTTCAAAGGGCGCGGCTCTCCCCCCCCCGTCATCGGGGGTTCGTCCCGAGATCAAGTCCTGTCCTTCTGGCAGTCGCAGGGGTATAGCCCCGGCGCTGCTGCGGGTGGGCGGCGAACGCCCAGGCCGAGAGCAGCTTCAATCCTTCCGCCAGCAACGGCACCCATTTCGGGATTTATCAGTGGTCGGCGGCACGCCGGGCGAAGATCAAGGCCGCCCTCGGCATCGACGTGGCGACCGCCAGCTTACAAGACCAGCTCCGGGCGGCCGCCTGGGAAGCGGGCAACATGGGCCTCGGGCCGAACGCCCTCCCGACAACGCCGGACAATCCGCGGCAGCCATCAGCAACCGGTTCGAGGTTCCCTCCCTCACCGCAGGTGGACTTGCCAGCGAGGCAGCGAAACGAGCCGCGATCGCGAACAGCTACGGAGCGGTTCCGTCCATTCCCTCGCTCGGCGCGTCCACTCCGGGCCGGAACACCAACGTGAAAATCGACAACATCACCATTCAGACCCAGGCCAGCGACAGCGCCGGGATCGCCCGCGAGGTGGGCGTCGAGTTGAAAAACCAGATCCGCATGGCCATGAGCAATTTCGACGACGGAGTCTCCGCGTAATGACCCTCCTGTCCGACATCAACTTCGGTCTCGGGCTGCTCAGCTCGTTCGGGCAGCAGGTCGACGTGGTCGGCATCTACGCCAACGGGGCGGACACGAACAACCCGACCGCAGCCGTCAACAGCACGATCCTGAACTCCATCCTGGGCACGTCGAACGCCCCCGCGTTCGGGCAACTGTTCGCGAACGCCCGGCCCATGAAGGCGACCGTCCGCGAGACCTCGAAGGTCATGGAGCACCCGGTCGAAACCGGGTCCATGATCGCCGACCACCACATCATCAACCCGGTCGAGATCGACCTCCCGCTGATCATCAGTTCACAATATTACGCCGCCACCTACAACCAGATCCGCCAGGCGTTCGTGAACGCCACCGCCCTCTCGGTCAAGACCCGCGTCGGCATCTACTCCGATATGATCGTTGCCGACATGCCGCACGAGGAAGAGGCGGACATGTACGACGTGATCACCATTAACCTGCGGCTCAAGCAGGTTCTATACGTCGTCCCGGGCGGGGGCCAACTGGTCAACTTCCAGCCCGCCGACCCGCTGAACAGCAATACCCTCGCGGGGGGCTTACAGCAAGCCGCCGCTCTGGGACGCAAGCGTCGAACGCGGTCGGGGCCGCCCTGAGTTACGTCAAGTTGGGGAAATTCTTATGATGCAGGTCCCCCTCCAGGCCGTCCCGAACCAGACCCTGACAGTCATCCTCGACAACAACACGTGGGCCGTCACGCTCAAGACCGTCGAGGACACCACCGTCGTCAGCCTGACGCTCAATAACACGACCTGCTCGATAGTGCCCGGGCCGTTGCCGGAGCGCTGATCATCCCCTCGCAGTACGAGGAGAGCGGCAACTTCCTCTTCCTCTCGTCGAACAACCAGTTGCCCTACTACACCCAGTTCGGGGTGACCCAGTCGCTCGTCTACGTCAGCGCCGCGGAACTGGCCGTCTTCCGGACGCCACCCGCCCCGCCGATCACGGCCGCCGACTTCAACCCGATTGCCGCGCTCCCCTTGCGCTTCGCGCCCCAGGGGTACATGTGACCAGCGCGTTCGATTCGCGGCTGGTTGAGGTCGACATCGTCCTGCCGGGCCAGACCTACACGTTCTCCGCCGACTCCCAAGGGTTCGCGATCTTGGCCTCTGGCATCAAGTTCGGCAACGCCAACATGAACACCTGCGAGTGCCGGATTTACAACCTCACCGCCGAGCTGCGGAACACGATCCTGACCTTGGCCTCCCCCCTCATCAACCCGCCCGCCAACAATCCTTCGGCGGGACCGCGAAAACCCGTCATTCTGAACCTCAAGGCGGGCCGCGAATCGACCGGGACGTTCCTGCTCTACACCGGCAACGTCATCTCCTGCGAAGTCACCCAGCCGCCGGACATCGGGATCACCCTCCGGTCCCTGACCAACAACTTCAACACCGGCATCGTGATGGGCATTCAACAGCCGGCCGTCACCCTGCTGTCGGAAATCGCCCAGCAGATCGCCCTGGCCAACGGCCTGTTCCTCGACTTCGAGGCGACCGACCGGCAGATCGACAACTACAACTTCACCGGCTCCCTCCAGGCCAACCTCGCCAAGCTCAATCAAATGGGAGGAATTCAGGCCGGCGTCGACAACCAAACCCTCTGGGTCACCAACGCCGGGACCTCGCGGAAGAACACCGGTTACCTGATCTCTGAAGGCACCGGCATGGTCGGCATCCCGCAAGTTTCCGACCAGGGCGTGACCGTCCGGGTGATGCTGACCAGCGCGATCCAGATCGGTGGGCAGGTGACGATCCAGAGTATTACCAACCCCGCGCCAACGGCACGTTCAAGGTGATGAAAATGGACTACGAGATCGCCAGCCGCGACCAGCCGTTCTGGTTCACCCTGCTGTGCTCCAACCTCGCCGTCTTCCAGGGCTCGGCCGGATGACGGATTACGCCCCTCCGTCGCGAAACCCGGCCGACAACGACACGCTGACTGGGCTGTTGAAGCTGGTCCTGACCAAAGCCCTCCAGAACACCGCCGACATGCTCCCGGCCCAGGTCATCGCCTACGACCGCACCTCGAACCGCGCCCAGGTACAACCGTTGATCGCGGTCGTGACCACGGCCAACCAGGTCGTGCAACGGGCGCAAGTCGCATCCGTCCCGGTCTTCCAGTATGGGGCGGCGGGTTCGTCCTCAGTTTCCCCGTGATGACCGGGGATACCGGGTGGATCAAGGCCAACGACCGCGACATTTCACTATTCAAGCAGACGACCGCTGCCTCATCGCCGAACACCGCCCGGCTACACGACTTCGCCGACGCCATGTTCTTCCCCGACACCCTCCTGAACGGCGTCACGATCGCGAGGACGCGGCCAACGCGGTGTTCCAGAACTTCGCCGGGACGGTGAAGATCGCCTGTGGAGCGACCTGATCAAAATCCTCGCACCGCAAGGTGTTGGCATCGGTGGCACGCCCGACGCGAACGCCATCCTCGACCTGCAAAGCACGACCCGGGCGTTCCTACCCCCGCGGATGACGACGGTGCAGAAACTGGCCATTCCATCGCCCAAGATCGGCATGACGGTCTACGACACGACTGAACTGGGGCTTTCCACCTACAACGGCAGCGCCTGGAGTTGACATGGTCCAAACTTTCGGCACGAACGGCGCAGGAGATATTTACTTGGGAGCCGACGGCAACCTCGCCGTCCTCTCCGGAATTCAGGCGATCGCGGGAGCCTGCGTCACCGCCTGCCGCACCCAACTCGGCGAGTGCGTCCTCCAGACCGGGGTCGGCCTGCCCAACTTCCAGACGGTGTGGGTCGGTGTCCCCGACTACGCTCTGTGGCAGTCGTACTTGCAAAACACCCTGCTCGCCGTCGAGGGGGTCACGGCGGTGCAGTCGGTCAACTTGACCGCGCTGGACAACGTGCTGCGCTTCACGGCGGAGATTCAAACGATTTACGGGAGCACGGTCGTCAATGGCTGATTACGAGTACATCGAGCCGACGGGCGTTATTTTACCCGACACGTCCGGCCTCCTGACCGACGTCAGACGAGTACCAAGCCGTGTTCGGGGCGGACCTCGTTGTCACCCCCGATACCCCCCAGGGCGTTCTGATCACCGCCGAAACCCTGGCCCGGACCGAGGTCGTCAACAACAACGCGGCGGTGGCCAATCAAATCAACCCGAACGTCGCCGGGGGCGTGTTTCTCGACGCCCTCATGGCGCTCACGGGCATGCAGCGGACCGTCGCGACACCAACGGTCGTCACCAACGTCTCGTTAACCGGGGTGTCCGGAACTGTGATTCCCGCCGGGTCGCTGGCGGCCACTTCCGCGGGCGACCAATTCCAGTCCGTCTCGACCGTCACCCTGGTGAGCGGCACGGCGACCGTCAACTTCCAATCCGTCGCGACCGGCCCGATTCCCTGCGCGGGGTCGGCACTCACGACCATCGTCTCCGCCGTCCTCGGCTGGGAGACGGTGACCAACAACCCCTCGGGAACCCCCGCCTCCGCCACCACACTCGGGACCGTCACCCAGTCCGACCAGGCCGCGCGGGCGCTGCGGCAAAACACCCTCGCCTTTCAAGGGGTTTCGCTGGCCGAGGCCATCACGTCGGCCCTGTACAACGTGCAAGGAGTGACGAGCCTGACCTTCCAGGAGAACGTGTCCGCGAGCACCCAGACGATCAACGGCATCTCGATGGTCGGGCACTCGATCTACGCTTGTATCGAGGGTGGGACGGACACCGCGGTCGCGGCCGCCCTGCTGGAGAACAAAAGCTCCGGGTGCGCGTGGAACGGGGGCACCTCGGTAAGCGTCGTCGAGCCGGCCAGCGGCCAGTCGTATACCGTCCTGTTCGACCGCCCGACGCAGGTTGGCATTCTGGTCAAGGTCACGACCACCAACGGCAACGAGGCGAACATCATCCAGGCGATCCTCGACTACGCGGCAGGAAACATTAACGGGTTGGCCGGGTTCGTCGTCGGGGCCGACGTCTCGCCGTTCGAGATCGCCGGTGCGATCATGAGCGAGTTCCCGGGCTATTACATCAGCCAGGTCGAGATCAGCCTCACCAGCCCGGTCAGTTACACCACCAGCGTCATCGCGATCGGGGTCAACGAGATCGCCCAGACCCAGGCGTCGTACGTCAGCGTGATCATTGCGTAGGGGATATGTCGCTCACAAATGACGAGGACACCGGAGCGATCCAGCAGTTCGATTTCTCGGTCGACCTCCTGCGGGCAATTCTCTGGCAGTACACAACCGCCACGAATCTCCAGGGGCTGCTCAATCAGAAGGCCGCCTGGTACGACACCAACCAGACGCAGTTCTGGGAAGACTGGTACACGAACGTCTTCGACCTGGCGACGGCAAACGACTTCGGCCTGAGTGTCTGGTCGATCATTCTGGGCCTCCCCCTGTTCGTCAACACCGGAACCCCAACCGGGCCGGTCTTCGGGTTCGACGCCCAGACCGGGTACAACTTCGACAACGGCATCTTCGGCGGGAGTACGAGCTACGACCTGCCCACCGAAACCAAGCGGATCGCCCTGCAACTGCGGTACTTCCAACTGACGAGCAGCGGGACCGTGCCGGAAACTAACCGGATGCTCGCGTACGTCTTCCGCAACTTCGGGCAGGCGTGGCTCATCGACTACCACGACATGGCCCAGGCCTACGTGTTCAACTTCCCGGTCACGTTCGATCTGGAGTACCTGTTCAACAGCTACGACATCCTACCCCGGCCGGCCGGCGTTCAGTCCACCTGGATCGACGCCACGCTCGTCTACTTCGGCTTCGCGACCGGGGACTTCAACTTCGACAACGGAATCTTTGGAGGCTAACGTATGCCGATTTCTGGCTATTTCGACATCCCATTCGCCCAAGGCGGCGATCTCAACACCATCCCCGACGCCACCCAACCCAGCGGCACCGTCAGCTACGAGCAGGGCTTCCCGGTCGGGTACAGCACGCCGTCTCGTCCGGGGGGTTCAACGTCCCGCGGACGTCGATCAACCAAGCCTTTAACGATGTCACCACCGCACTCCAGTACCTCCAGCAAGGAAACGCCGCCGCGTTCATCACCTCGGCCATGAACGGCGGGACGGCCTATTCCTATCCGGAATATGCGATCGTCTCCCACGGAGGCGTCACTTACGTCTCGCTCGCGAATTCCAACACCGACACCCCTCCGTCGTCGAAATGGCAGGTTCTGACCTCACTGGGGAATTCGGGGGTGGTGGGCGATTCCCGCAATCTTGTCATCGCCCAGGCCTCCACCGTCACGGCGACCGTCACGGCCGACGAGGTCATCGTCGAGACGGCGCTCGGCGGCACCACCACCAAAATCAGCAGTTTCAGCGTGACGTTGAACACCGCGTCCACGGGCCTCAACGGCATGGACACCGGATCGCCGCCGTCGAGCGGCTACCTCTGGGTTTATGCCGTCACCGGTCCCGGCGAGACGCCGGGCGTACTGGCGCAGACGGCATCGGGGACGCCGCCGTCGATCTACGGCGGTTCGCACATGCCGTCGGGTTACACCCAGTCCGCCCTGATCGGCATCCTGCCCACCAACAGTTCCGCGCAGTTCCCCGGTTTCTATCAGATCGCCCGCGAATTGTTTTACAGCCCGGGGATCGCCTTCCTGTCTTCCGCAACGGGCCAGTCGTCCCTGACATCGGCCAGTTTGGCCTCTGTCCCCGTCGGGGCGAGAATGGTCAGCGGATCGCTCGAATCGCAGACGGGGAACCCCGGGGGGACCGAACCCCCAGAGGTCTCTTCGGATTCGAGCGGCAACATCACCCAAAAAGGGGCCGGCTTTGCCGGCATCGTGACGAACTTGCGACCCGTCGTGAATTTCCGCCTGCTCCCGATCCTCACCGCGCAGACGATCTGGTGGCGGACCGCGGACACGACCGCCTCATCCGTAAATGCCTTCGTGTCTAGTTATACCTTCTGATTTCCGGCGATCACCCCCGACCGCCGCCTGCACTCAGTAACCCATCCACCGAAAGGACTCGCCCATGACCGGCACCAACCCCACCTTCGCAGGAGACCTCCTGGCCCTCATCTTCAACGCCACCACGATCGCCAACATCGCGATCAACGCCACCTCGTCCCCGATCACGAACGTCTATGTCTCCCTGCACACGGCCGACCCCACCAGCGGCACCCAGGCCACCAGCGAGGCGGCGTACACCAGCTACGCCCGCGTCGGCGTCGCCCGCACGTCCGGCGGGTGGACGGTCAGCACGAATACGGTGGTCCCGGTCGCCACGATCAGCTTCCCGGCCGCCACCGGCGGCACCGAAACCGAATCGTACGCCGGCCTCGGCCAGTCCGCCAGCGGGTCCACCCTGCTGTTCTTCGCCGGCGCGATTTCTCCAACAATTGCAGTGAGTAACGGCGTCACGCCCCAACTTTCTACTTCGTCGCAACTAACTCTTTCGTAGACAACATATTATTGCTTGTGGCCTTACGCCTATTGTAGTATATCTGCTAATCTAATTGAAGCAGATTACGGTATATGGTTGACAGGTCGAGATATATTAAGCAGACCGACGAGGAAATCGTCACGGCGTATCAAACTCTGAAATCTGCGGCCAAGGTGGCCAAGCATTTCGGGATTGGCGGGACAACTGTCGAGCGAATACTCAAGCGAAATAAAGTGACGCGCGATGGCAGGTCGCATTACCTTACTACCGTCCGTGCCTACACCCCCGAACAAGAACTCGAAATCGTCGCCAAGTACAGGAACGGCACTTGGGCTTCTGACCTGGTTAAGGAATACGGCGGAAGCGCCTACTCAATCAATCAGGCGATAGATCGACATGGGATTACGAAGCGACCAAACCCCTACCCCGATTTGACTTCTGACCAACTCGAAACGATCAAACGCCTTCACGCAGACGGCATGGGGCAAACTCAAATATCCATCGAAATCGGACGCTCACAAACCTTCGTGAGCCATGCGATGAAGAAGCACGGGATAGCTCCCCACCGCCCTATGAACTACACGCACGGTATGTGGAAAGGAGGTAAGCTCCAGTCGGGCAAATATCTCGCCGTCCTGCTGGACCGGAATGACCCGTACTATGCGATGGCCCGGTCGGGTGGTTACGTCATGGAACACCGAATCGTCATGGCCCGCTACCTCGGTCGCCCGTTAACCCGTACCGAAACGGTACATCACATCAACGGCGACACAAGCGACAACAGGATCGAAAATCTGCAACTCCGCCAAGGCCGGCACGGTAAAGGTGCCGTTACTTACTGCGTCGATTGCGGTTCGCACAACATTAGTCACAAACCATTGCCGACATAATCGCCGTACCAATCCGGCTTCATCTTCTGTTCTGAAGGCGTTTCCGTTGGGACTCGCTTTCGGATCTCACCCTCAAACCCAAGGAGCATCTATGGATTTCGGACAAGCACTAGCGGCCGTGAAGGCCGGGGGAAAAGCCACCCGCCAGGAGTGGGCAGCCAACGGCGCCCACATCTTCCTGAGCGAAGGTGCAATTCAATGGCAATCGAACGACCACCCCCCGCAGGTCTACCACCCCAACGCCGGCGACATGCTGGCGGAAGACTGGGAGGCCTAGCATGGTGACCGCGTACGTCTCCCTGCATACCGGCCGACCGGACTCGCAACTCGATCAAGAAGTTTCCTACGAGGGATACGCGCGCCTGCCGGTGGAGTTCTCCGACGACTTCGGGAACGTGAAACTGGACGTGTTCTTCCCGGCCGTGCAGAAGGACTCCGGGCAGATACTCACCGACATTGCCATCGGGGCGCACGAGCGCGGCCAAGGGGAGATTTTCCTCCGCGTATCCACCCTCCCGATGTTGCTGAACGCCGCGCCGCCCGAACACCGATCCGAGCAGTTCTGGATCGACAACGGCATCCCGGCCCAGAACGCGGCCGAATTCGTGCAAACGCACGGCTCGTTCTGCCCCCACGTCGTGATCTGTAATACCGACCCGGTTGTCCTCCCGCCCGACCTACATCCGATTGCCCGCGCGGCGCGTAAGCTCTTCGACGCCGGGATGCTCGACGCGAGCGTCTTGCCGCCGAAGCTGTACGAGGCCATCAACGACGAATTGCACCGCGTCGGCGTCCCCATCATTCCGGTGACCCGGACCGCCACAGCCACCATGACGGAATCGATCAGCAAGATGAAATCCCTTCGCGCGTACGGGGGGGAATGATATGGTGTGGATTCAATATTCCTTAGCCGATGGCACACAAACGGGCACTAACAGCCTTCGCGTAAACGATGCCGATCTGGCTTCGGTAGGAAAAGCCCAGATTGAATATAATGGGGCCTCCATCGGAATGATGGTGGACATTACGCAAACGCCACCCGTTGTAATTGCTGCCCCGCCTACCCCGAGCCCGTCCCCAGCGGGGTAGGCCATGACAAATTACGTTACCGCGCGAGGCGTCCAGCAGTTTTCGATAACGATCGCTTCTGGCAACACCACAGCCACGGCAACGATCAATTCAGTCGGCTCTGGCGCTTTCATACTTTGTGGGGGCATCAATCCTTCAGTGGCGGCCAATCCGGCAGAAGATTTCGCCTATCTAACGCTTACCAACCCCACGACGATTACTGCCACGCGTCAAACTGGCACCACCGGGACCGTTGTTGTCACTGGTTGCATCGTCGATGGCGACACTACAAACCTAATAAAAAGCGTACAGTATGGCACCATAACGATAGCTACGGCCAGCACTAGCGGCACCGCAACGATTAGCGCTGTTACCAATACAAATACCGCAACGCACTTACTTGGCTGGGCTTCTGGGAACACTACCTTTTCAGCGAATCACGAAGGGCCTATATTATCCCTTTCGGGGACCACCGTTACCGCCACCAGGCCGGCTTCTACGGGAGCTCTTACTGTTGGTTTCGTTATTATCGAATTCCAAGGCACTGCGTTAAATCAACATGTGCAGAATGTTGCCGCTACTTCCTCATCCTCTGTCACTTCCTATACTGTTTCAGGATTAAGTTCTGTTGTAGCCGGCAATACTATATGCATTTACGGCGGTTCAAGCATAGCGACCGTTAGCACCAATTTAGCAGAATATAAACAAAGAGGAGTACTAGCTAGCAGCACAACATTCACGGTAAATGTGAATACAGCTGTTGCCGATGCCAAATCGTACAATTGCACTATCGTCGAATTTGTATCTGGCGTCTTGAATAGCGCCGTTCAACGCAATACTTCGACACTTACGGGCGTAACTAGCGCCGCCACGCCTCTGGGTACTCCGATAAATGAAAGTTATGCGGGTCTTTCGTGGTTAGGCAATACAACCAGCGCAACCACCGCTGTATTAAATGAGGCTGAGGGAGCTGCTTCTCTTGGCACTGCATCGCCACCGGCAGTTTCTCATGTTCAAGGCGCAGCTGGTACCGCATCCACCGGCACCACCTGCGCAGCGACAATAACCTCGTCTACCGCTGGCAATTTGCTAGCCGTCGGGATAGTAAACTCCACCGGCACACTCCGCACAGTGACTGGTGTGACGGACAATATAGGGCAGACGTATTTACAAGTTCCAAGTGCTTATGCGACAAGCACCGTATCGCCTGTATTTTCGGATATATGGTATTTTCCTAATACTGCGGCTGGCGTCACCACTGTTACTGTAACGTTCTCTGGTTCTGTGGCAAATGCCGTAATAAACGTTACTGAAATATCAGGAATAGCTTTAAGCTCTCCTGTCGATGCAGTTTCGATTGTCAATCAGCAAGCAACTACATTAAGCCCTATATCTGCGCCTATAACCACGTCCGCAAACAATGATTTTATTTTTGCAGTGATGGGATGCCAGGCATCCTCAACAACGGTTTCTTCGCCTTATGCAGTGGTGCAAAGTGGCTCGCATAATTTTGGATATTATAATATCGCGGCGTCGCCCGTCACGAGCCAAACCGCGACTGTTACACTGGCGGTCACTGAGCCTTACTGTTTTTCAACGGCAGCTTTCCTGGCTAACACTTCCTTACTTCAAGTTGTCACTGTCACTAAAAATGCCGCCACAGCAAATATAACTGCTTCATGGGAAATATTTGAATTTGTTCCTTTTTTCGTTCCCTCTTTCTCAGCTTCATTCACCGCCACCGCCTCCTTAGCTGCCGCCGGCTCCAGTCTGGTCAAATCCACACTCACCGTCAGCTCTGCCGCATCCTTCACCGCCAAAGGCGGAAGTTTGGCTAAAAGTTCCATCAGCATCGCGTCAGCCGGGTCATTTTCACCTAAGGGCATCGCGGTCAAGAAGGCAACTGCGACCTGGACCGGGATTGGGAGTTATGCCCCCAAAGGTGTGCCGATCGCGAAAGGCATCGCCACCTGGGCTGCTAGCGCCGCGTTCGCCGCCGTCGGAAGGGCGACCAAGAAATCCTCCGCGACATGGTCATCCGCCGCAACATTCGCGGGAATCGGGCTTCCGCTCGCAAAAACAACTGCCACCTGGACCGGGCAGGCGACCCTTGCTGCCACCGGACGGCGAGTGATAAGTGCGGTGGCGACGTGGTTCGCGGCTGGCACGACCGGTTTTACCGGGAAATCCACCGCCACGGCAATCAGTACCTGGTCACCGCATGCAGTGTTCTTGGCCGTAGGACGGCCACTGGCAAAGACCGCTTTCACCGTGACTCCGAGCGGAGTTTTCAATGCGACCGGACGGCCATTATCCATCGCTATCGCCAGTTGGGCCTCGCACGCTTCCCTGGCGGCATCCGGTCTCGCGGTGCGAATCACCCATTTTACGATCAGCGCCGTCAGCGCTCTCTCCGTCCACCCCGCGGGAACCCACAAGGCGACGTTCGCCGGCAGCACCACCTTCTCGGCCGCGGGTCAGGCCCTCAAGGTCTCCGCCGCGACGTGGACCGCCTCCGCACACCTGAGTGCGGTGGGGCAAAGCCACGCGGTCGGGACGGCCGTTATCACCCCGCACGCGACCCTGGCCGCGACGGGGGCGAAAAAAGAGACCGGTACGGCCACGATCAGCGCGATCGGGTCACTCGCGGCCATCGGGGCATCGCTCCGCAACACCGTCCTCTCGATCACCGCCTCGTCGGCGTTCGCCCCACGCGGCGGGGCGCGGGTGACGCGCGCGGCGACGTGGACCGCGTCTTCAACACTCGCCGCCGACAGTGCCGCGACTAGAACCGGAACGGCCTCCTTCATCCCCGAAGCCGCTCTCGTGGCAGACGGGGCCGCACGGAAAACCGCCGCCGTCACGGTCCACGCCGCCACGTCCCTTACCGCCGCCGGAGGGTCTCGCTTCTTGGGTACCGTCCAGATCCTGGCCCGTGCCACGGTCGCATTCGCCCGGCTGTTCCCACCGACGCCGTGCCGCCGCATCCTCGACCCGAGCCTGAATAACCGCACCCTCACCGCCCGCGGCATACTTCGCATCTTGAAACCCAACACGAACGGCCGCACCTTATGAACCCCGATGTCGTCTTGCAGCAAACTCCCGCCGAGATCCTCGATTACACCATCGACTGGACGACCCGCGGCCTGGGCACGGACACCATCGCCACCAGTGTCTGGACCGTCTTCCCGACCGACATGAGCGCCGCGTCCCCCGCTCCGTCGTTCACAGGCACGACGACGACCGTGTGGCTTTCCCAAGGGACCGCGGGAACCTACTACGCCGTCACCAACACGATCACCACCGCCGGGGGCCGCGAGATGCAGGAGACGTTCGTCATCAACTGCGTCCCGCAGCGATTCATTTGACCCAAAGAATCCTTGCGTACACCGGTCGGTCGTGATTTACCCGCAATGAACCCGCAGGAGAGCCCCATGTCTACGAACCCCGAAGAACGCCCGCGCGGCGACGCCGCGAGCCGGTAAGTGCCGATGGACCGAGAAACCGCCGAACGCCTCACCCGGGTAGAAATCCTCCTCGAAGACACCAAGGCGGAGGTCAAGGTCCTGGAGGAGAAGCTGGAATACTACGACCGGCTGGCCCTCAAGTGGGGCGGGGCGTGCATGGGGGCGGTCGCCTTGGGGGCCATCATCAGCGGCCATTTCGACAAGATTTGTGAAAAATTATGGGCGTTCTTCCAATGATCCGAAAACTCATGTACGCGCAACTGTCCATGTTCCTCTTCTACGGGCTGGTGAGCGGGGCCGCGATCACACTCCTCATCCATTACAAGTGCCGCCAGGCCGAGGCGTCCGCGACGGCCGCGGTTCTCCTCCAGCTCTCCCCCCGCGCGCTTAGCGAAGTCACGATATGACCGACCCGCTCGTCGAGATGATGCGGGACGTCACCTGGAGGCCCGAGTCCGCCCTGGAACACGAGGCCGACGAACTGTGCGAGCAGGCGTATTTCGCGCTGCCGTGGATCGGGCGACTCACCGAGGAGCAGCAGGACCTGATCCTGCTCTTCGCCTTCTGCTACGCCGAACAGCGGTTGAAAAGGATTTTGACATGAAAACCAGCCCCGCCGGAATCACCTTCATTCAGAGCTTCGAGCAGCTGCGACTACAACGCTACCTCGATTCCGCGGGACGCCCTTCGATCGGCTGGGGCCATCTGATCGTGCCCGGCGAGGCGTTTCAGATCATTTCGCCAGAGCAAGCCGATTCGATCTTCTTACAAGACTTGTCCGTGACCGAGCGGGCCATCAACCAGGCCGTCGAAGTCCTCCTCGCCCAGAACGAATATGACGCCTGCGCGAGCCTTGCTTTTAACGTCGGTGCCGGGAACTTCGCTCGCAGTACCTTGGTGAAACTCCTGAACAGCGGGAACACCGCCCTCGCCGCCCAGCAGTTCCTCCGCTGGGACTTCGCCGGGGGGAAGGAGTCGCCCGGACTTTGGGGCCGCCGGGTCGCCGAGAAGGCCATTTTTGAAGACGGGGTCTACACGAATCATACCTGACACGAAACGCTTGCGCGAACCACCGGGCAGGAGCATACTGCGCGAGACCACTAACCAACCAAGGGGTACTTATGAGCATACTCTCCAGCCTGGAATCCTTCTTCAGCAGCACCGAAACCAAAATCGAGGACGTGCTGACGCCCTTCGAGCATAGTCTCCTGCAGAAGTTCCACCCCCTCTTCCAACAGATCGAAAGTGCGCTGGGCACCCAGGGCCTTCAGATCGTCGACGACGCCGCGACCGGCCTGCTGACGACCGCCGCGACCGGCGGGAACATCGCCGCGGGCATCACCGCCGCCGCGACCCAGGCCCTCGGCCAGATCGAGACCGACGCCAAGGCGGACGCGAAAAATGCTGTCTACGGCGTACTTGCGGCGACCGTGGCCTCGCTGCCCGCAGCCGAACCTGCGGCTCCAACTCCCGCCGCTTAATCTCTGGCCGCGGTGCTTTAGCGACCGCCGCGGCCGCCAACTCCACGCGAGGGCGAATGGCCGAGGTTTTCTTACACCCGGATTGGGACCGGGATTTCCCGAAGTCCGTCTTCACGTTGCCGGACGGCGAAATCGAAATCCGTTCCCACGACGGGACACCCCTCACCGTAGCGGAGAACGTTTACCTCCTCGAACTCGCCAAGCAAATCCTTTTGAACGAAGCGCTGGAGGACTGAATGCTCACATTGCTTGAGATCGCCTGCAAACTGATCGGCCTCGCCGAGTGGTTCAAAAGCTGGAAAGGCGCACGGGATACGCGCAAACAGCAACAGGCCGTCGCCGACGCCCCAACTACCCGGGAGGAGCTTGATGCAAGCCTCAAGAATCACGACTTTTAGCCTGCTCCTGCTCCTCGCGGCCTGTGACCAGCCGAATTGCCCCGGCATCTCCGTCAAGCAGTGGTCGCCCGCCGAGCAGGATCAAATCCGCACCGCCCTCGATCAACTTCCCGCAAATTCCATCCTGATCCCCGCGATCGAGGACTACGAGCGTCTCCGGCTCGAAGCCAAGCAGTAGCATGATCTCCCGCAGGCGGATGGACATCAACGGGCGTCGCATTCAGCGCGAGTTGCTCAGCGGCAACGACAGATTGCCCGGCGAGGAAACCGTGCGCCAGATCGTGTTCCTCACCGTGGCGGGAACGGCCCTGGGAGCTTTAGGTCTCGCGGTCGTTGCAAATGTCATGGGCATGGGGAAATAGCGGCCGATGCTAGAGCGAATCGCGCACAAAGTCCGCGCAGGCCAATTCAGGGCATACCCCCAACACCTCCGGCTCCGCTCAGACTCAAGGATGGCCCGCTAAACGCCTTTTGCAGCACCGCCGTCTCTGCCCCACCATCGGCGTGGGGACGGGACCGCATTTTAGCGCTATCGCGCTTGCGGCCCCGTAACCCCCACACCGACGGCGAGGCGACGACGACGGGAAGACCGGCCGGGCGGGAAATGACGTAGGGAAAGACGAGATCGAAAAGCATCAGCCCCAACCGCGCGAAAGCCGGTTGGGGCTCTTTGTCGTTTCTAAAGCCGGCAGACGCTCAAGACGTGAGGTCTTTAATGCCTACTGAAAAATCCTCCCGACCGACTGCCTCGCTTTCTCAGCAGGTCCATTCTCACAATCGGGAATCAGGCGTCATTCAAACCTACGCTGCCGAGCCAGGACTTCTTCCTATATTGTCCCTGCAAGATCAGGCCTTGTCCGCGACTTGTCCGCGTTCTGTCCGCGAAAGGGTTGTAAAAGACCTGAAAACTGTTAAAATCCTGGAAGTCCTGACTGCTCGCAACGAGGTTCGGAATCGCGGATTTTTGAGGAAATTGCGGGGTTTTCGCACATAAGTGCCCGTAGCTCAACTGGATAGAGCGTCGGCCTCCGGAGCCGAAGGTTAGAGGTTCAAATCCTCTCGGGCATACTTCACCCGCTTGCTCTCGATCGTCCTTAACCCCTGTCGTCACAGGGGTTTTCTTATTGTCTTGCTGATCCGACCACCACGTGCCACTTTCCTCATAAGTCTTCGATTTTCCTCCCCCGTTACTGCTCCCTGCCGCTCCCGTGGCTGCTCCTGAATTTGCATCCCATCGATCGAAACAGGTCGGAGGAAGCTGATTCGCTTTCTGACTTTCTCGCTGTGGGGAGGGTTATCCGTGCGACTGCGGCGGCTGTGTCGCGGATGCCCACGTGGGTGTATCGGTCCATCGTCAACGTAATGGTCGAACGCCGCGCCAACTCCTTGGCGTCGTTCGGCGCAACACCCACCTTGACCAATTGCTGGAGTGGTGCGGTCGCCACCGGGTTTTGCTGGCCGATGCCGACGGGGTGTACGACAGAATCAGGGGGCTCACGCCCCCGCTCGCCTCAATCCAGGTACACGAACTCGTTCGCGTTCAGCACCAGCAGCGCGTACCGCATGAGGGCCGCCTCGTCGTTGAGGTGATGCCTGGTCTTGAGCGTCTCCACGAACGCCACGTCTTTCGCGACTTCATCGGCCGGCGGCACCCGGCCGGTCGTCAGGCGGATCGCGCGGGTCACTTGCGCCTTCAGGTCGTTCGGCGATTCGCGGGTCAGACGGGCCGCCAGGGCGGTCGCTTGCTCGTTCGTGAACTCGCCGTTCAACATGCCCAGGGCCTGCGTCGGCACCGTCGTCGTGTAGCGGACCGGGCAGCTCGAATCGGTGTCCGCCTGGTCGTGGTTGACCAGGATCGGCACCTGAAGCGATCGCTTGACGTGGACGTACACGCTCCGGCGGTTGCCCTCCTCCGGCGACGACGTGTGCCAACCGCTCCCGGGGACCGACTGGCCCGCCAACACCGCCTTCGGAATCTTCGGGTAAACACTCTCGCCGTACATCTTCAAGTTCAGGTGGCCGCTCGCCATCAGGATCGAATCGCGGACCTCCTCGGCCGTTAGCCGGCGCATGTCGAAGCGCCACCGCAGGGCGTTCGCCGGGTCGGTCTTGAGGTTGGTCGCGTCGGCCGCGGCGGAAAGCTGGTAGGTGTTCGAGAGCATGAGCAGCTTGTGCATTCGCTTCAACTTCCAGCCGTTCGAGGCGAAGTCGTCCGCGAGGTAGTCGAGTAGTTCGGGGTGCGTGGGCTTCTCGCCGAACTTGCCGAA